CTCGGCCTACCAGCCCCGCCAGAACATTTTGCTGCTTAGAACCGTTGCGGTTTGCATTGTTGCCCGTCTTGGCGAACCCACGCCGAACCCCATACGCGGAGCAAAATTTGGTATAGTGAAAACCTGGCTTGAAAACTCTGTCTGCTTTCCGCGGGTCGGCGATTGTTTTACCCGAAGCATCAACAATAAGTGGCCCCCCAGCCCACCCCGTCTTGTGACTCCATAATTTTACTGGAAAATCAATAGTCTTACCCGGAGACAATTTCACATTGTTTGACGCACTATACTTTTGGAGCACACGAAGGTTGTTGGGACCTTGTGTAGGCTTTTGTGATTTTTTAAGAGCTTCAAGATTGTATTTACCCAGGATATGGAGGTCAGTATTTTTATTTGCAATGCGACCATTATTAGCATTCGCGGAGTAACGCCCTTTACCCACCGCATCTGAGATTGTTTTGGGTGTTACACGGAAAAACTTGGCGAGTCCAGACACTGTATCCCCAGGACGGATTTTATAACGAATTCCGCTAATCTCTTTGTACCAGTGAAAGTCTCCGGTAGAATTTCCAAAGTCGTTAGATGGGGCGACGAAACACATCACCTTGTAAAACCCGGGACGGGGTTTGGCACCAGGACTACGCATCTTGTACACGTTTCCAGGATTGTCGCCCAGGACGCGTTTGGCTATTCCAGTGCACGTCGTGAAGGTCAGACCGTTCGCCTTGTTCCCACTACGGTCACCAGGGACGCTCTTAGAAGTCCTTTTAGACGAGTATGAACCGAACGCATAGTCATAACAGTTATCATGCACGACACCGTTCGTCCCCCAAGGTGCCCACGTATATTTGGGTGCCCATGGATTTGGAGCTCCTTTAGTCACCGCTATTTTATTAGATTTTTTAGCCGGTGAAAGACGGGCTTTTGCCCCTATATTATATCCAACGTAACTTGTTAGTTTATTAAAGTTCTTGACTCCAGCCTTGATTTGGTTTCCTCTCTTGGTTCTCAGTACGGGCTTCTTTTTCAGGACCTTAATGGCCGCGACCCCAGTCTTGTACTTTACCATCTTATTATTAGGGACTTTTTTTCTTGCCCACTAATAAAAAGATGTTGAACATTCTCCAGTCTCGCACCCAGAAGGAGATGATTTACAACCTGATTGTGCTTGCTATTTACATTGTGATTATGACCCTTGTCCTGCGCTTCCTGTGGAACCAGTCGCTGGTCAAGCACGTGAGCATCTTCAAGCCACTAGACTCTCTGTGGCAGACCTTCCTGCTGGCCGTGGCTGTGGCTGCATTCAAGTGCTAAGCAAATAATTTAAAAATTAAAAAATGCCCTTCGGGGCTGAAGAAAAGCGCGGCTTTCCTTCAGACCTCCGTGTACCCAACCTTGACCACGTTGTCAACCAGCAGAGTCGGGAAACCCGACACGAAATCAGGACACTGTTCACCCTTGCAGTCCACGAACGTGTATGGCAGACCGTTGTCAATCAGGTACTTCTCCTGCTTCACACACCATGGGCACGCCTTGGAACCGTACACGATGACGTTGCCCTTGTCTGGGGGCGTCAGCATGTCACCGAAAGAGACGGCGCGGAACGTGAGCAGGAGGATGGCGAGACCGAGCAGGGCAAACAGAATCATATCCTTGAGCTTCATCATTTGCTTTAAACGGAGAAAATCCTTTTGGCTATATTCGCCTTTGAGCGAAGACCCTTGGTGTTGACGCCTAAACGTACAGCCAGCGCCTTGAGATCATCCATGGAATAATGAAGATTGGCATAGACCCAGCGAGCACTATTCGTAGACTTGACCTTGGCGCGGCCTGAAGAAGGGCTCAGTTTGTAATTTGGGCGCTTAGCTGGGCTCTTGGCCTTGGGTTTTGGTGGTGGGCCTAGAGGGCTCAGAGGGGGTGGAAGATTGGCTCGGGGTTTCGGTGGGCTGGGGGTGAAAGGAGGCTGGTTGCGTCTGAGGCGGTTTTCAAGTACGTTGATGGCCTTGATGCGCGCCCTACTCCATGCGTTGTGAAAATTGGCGCCCGACGCAGAACCTGCATTCTTCCATATTTTCTCCACCATTTTATTGAATTTAGCCGTTTTGAAGAGGGCCGGGGGCACCTGCACCTTTTTCTTGGGTGGGCTCGGTGCCTTTGCGGGCTTCGGTGGGCTCTTGAGCTTGCGCAGAAGCGCCTTGGCCGCGCGTAGGTTATAACCTGTGATGCGCGGTTTGGGCTTGGGCCGCGGAACAGCCTTGAGCTCCGCTTTGGCTTTGCGGAGTTGCAGACTCGTGATGAGACGCACGGGCTTGCGGATATTCTTGGCCTTGAGCTTCGCCTTCACCTTGACGAGATTTGCGGAGAAGACGCGTTTGACCTTGACGGGCTTGAGCCGCGCCTTGACCGCCTTGAGGTTAAGTGACATCACGCGTTTCTTTCCAGTGATGAAAGGATTATTCAGAATTTGAGCCAGTGATGGGAGACCTGGGCACGGGTCATCGTACTTGAGGCGCCATTCCGAGACGTGTGTGTCCTTGGATCCACGATATCCAGGTGGCACCGCCATCTTTAAAAACTCTATCGCCTTGGGGTGGTCCGCCGGTGAGTGCTTCTGGGCCCATGCAAGTAATTCATTCAAAAATAGGTGCTGGTCGTATCTTTCATCGGTCTTGGGGCCAACACCCCAGAATGACGCCGTCTTGGTACCATTAGCCGTGTTCACTGCGGGATTGGTGCCAGACTTTTTCAGACGGGACCACCCAAAGTCGCCTATGATGAATCCACGATCCGCGACAAACACGTTCTGCATGTGAAGGTCATTGTGTCTGAAATCTGGGTACTTTGATTGGATCTTAAAAAGGGCCCCGAGAATGTCTGAAATGATGTGGGCCATCATACCGTCAGTTACATGGGCCTTCGTTTTCATCCACGAATCAAGTGAGCCACCGGTGGCGTATTCCATGAGGAGGATGCCCTGTTTAGACTTGTCGTAACGCACCGAGTTCTGAACATTAGGCATGTCCATCTGTGTCGGTGTAATGAAGTTCTCACATCGCATACTCTTGTAGAGGCGTACGACATTGGGCGTCAAAATTTGAACGGCGTCCTGAATTTTGTATTCTATGTCAACCGGTTGGGGCTCGCCACGCTTTGCGGCCATGAGGTCGCGGGGCGCAACCTTCACGGCGAAAGGTCGTTTACTGCCGCTGCGCAGCGCCGCCGCAAACACTATACCCTGACGACCCTTTCCAAGTGGCTTCAACGAATCAAGAGAGGATTTGAGATCATCACACGTCATGGCCCATTCGTTCTTTATCAGTCTTGGCGGGGATCTTTTGAAAGGGACGAGCTTGGGTGCTGGATACCTCCAACCACCGGGAGGTGGCTTAGGAGGCGGTGGTGGTGCGTATTTGTACTTGGCTCCTGGTTCGGCGCGTCGGTAGAATAAAATTCCTTTTTGATTTACAAAAGGAATAAGGACTTCTTTAGGAGACGGGCCTGCTGCACGTGCGCCGCGCTTACCCTTGTAACGCGTTGGGTTCGCCACCTTGTTCGGGTGCGCCTTGAGCCACGCGATGGCCTGTCCCTTGCTGACGATGTGGGCGGGAATGTTAATCTCTGTGTTACCGGCGTTGTTGCGACGAAACACATAGTGACGACCATTACGGTTGGAAATTGTAAATTGTCTGGAGTTTATCCAGCTCATTATATCCTATTACACATATTTTTGTTATAATTCAAAGTCGGGGATTCGGCCAAGTCCGTAGGACTTGTACTTGGTGGGGAGGACAGTTCCTTCGGAACTGGGTCTGTTACTCCGCATCGGGGTCGGTCTCGTACTCAATCTCGTCGGCAGCCTCGGATCCCTTGTCGGAGACGGGGTCGTCCGCGGGTGCGAGAAAAGCGCACGGCTTCAGCTTGTTGGTCGGAGCGAACATGACCTGGTGGACGCGGATGGACACGCCAACGCCAGCCGGAGTGCGCCAAATCTGGTTAATCTCCACAATCGCGCTCAGGGCCTGACCCTTCTCCAGGTCGGTCAGGGGCACAGACTGACGCGCAGAGTTGTATGCCTCGGTAGCAAGCGAACCGTCCTTGATGTTGGTGATCACCTTGAGGTTCAGGACCGGTGCGTAACCCTCCTTGGTGCTCGGCTTGACGGGCGACTTGTACATGCCCTCAGAAATCACCTCACGACTCATCTTCTTGCCAAGCAGCTCCTCCGAGTGCTCGGTGATGAAGTCCAGGACCCGCGCGTCCAGCTTGGCGAACGCCTCAAGGATCTCAGGCTTGTCAAGGCTCAGAGGAAGCGTGTAGCTGACGCGACCGGTGCCCTCGTCCTTGTACTCGCTCAGGCCAAAAGGCGCACGCAGCTGCGGCAGCTGGAAAATGAGCTTGCCACCACCAAGTGCGTTCAGGTAGACCGCCTTGCCACCCTTGGCGTTCTTGCGCACATCGGAGAAGGAGACGTTGGAGGCGTTGAAAGTGGAAAACATCTGGAGAGCCATTGCTTCTGTTCTACTTGTTCTACGGTTGGTTCCTTTATGTGGCGTCAACAGCACACTTTTTTTCGTTGTGTACAGTAAACTATGGCGGGATTGTTCGCCAAAATGAGCGGTCAGGAGCCAACCCTTAGTGGCTCTAATCAACTTCAGAAGTCCCTTGTGAACTATATTAACAAAGTCAACACCATCATAAGAAACAAGGGGGGCGTCACAAACGCCAATGTGAGAGCCCTGCTTTCAAATCGCGTTGGGAATTCCAACAAGTTGGTGAAAAATGGTCTGTCAAATGGACTTGCCAACATCATTTCTGCATCCCGTGTCAAAGGCCCTGCTCCAAATGATAAACAACCCAACACAACTCCAAATAATAAGCAGCGCAAGCAGCTCATTCTCAACCAGGCCCTTGCCGAGATCAACAACGCCGGCAACAATATGAATAAGCTTCGTGGAATTAAGACCCGTCTGAACAACGCCGGTTTCAGCCCGCAGAACGCTTCTGAAAATGCCCGTGCTAAATACAACAGTCTGAACGCACGCATTACCGCTAACCAGGCGCTCCGTAACGCCAATACCCTGACCAACCGCACAAATCAGGCTAAAATTAACAAGATTCTGAACAACCTGCGCAGAGTTCAGACGAGCGTTCCAAACAATCTGCGCCCCAGAATCGCCAATAAGATTGGCCAAGTTGAGCGGTTGAGCCTTTTCAAACCTGTTGAAAATCCCAACGCCAATAAGAACGCGCGCGCTGCAGCGGCTCTGGTCCGTCTTTGGGGCCATGCCGGAGTCGGCTCTCGATCAAACACAGCAAACGGTAAGTTGAACGCGATCAGCTCGGCGCGCGCTAACCGCAACCTGAATTTCACAGGGATCACCCGAGCGAACTTGAACGCCATCTTGAACAATCCCAACTTTGCACCCCCAAGCAACAACAGCGGCAACAATCGCACCCGGCACGAGAACCGGGTCCGGTCCCTCATGAACAGCCTTGGCCTCCAGTAAATTCTTGACTTAAATTAAGATGGCCCTGAACTATCTCATTCCATTTGCGGCTTATATCGTCATCGCCAGCCCCACGGCGTACAAAACCGTCCGCGGAATCGCCGGTGCGTGGGTTGCGAACGCAGAAGGCCTGCCAACTATTGCAGGCCTTGTGCTTCACGCCATCGTCTTTATCGCCATCGTGGGCTTTCTTATGAATCTTTTGATTTCGCAAAAGTCTAACTTCTACGGCCCTAAAAAGGCGGGTGAGTACTGCGATAACGGCAACGAGTGCTATCACACGTGCTACGGTGGTAAGTGTAACTAGAGAACTGTAGATCTCACCTTGAAGTTAGGGACACGTCGGTTGGCAACACTCGGGGTTACACTTGACCATGACGTCGTTACTCAGGTACGCACACATCTGAGTCGGCTTGTCGCTTGGCAGGGTGGCGTCAGGGTTTGGAAAGCATGTGCATCCAACAGAGCACTGCGCGCCTATCATGGTGCTAGTGGTGGGCATAAGGCTCGGGGTCATGGACTCGTTATACAGCACAATCAGTAAAGCAATTAAGAACAAAATTAGAGAAACGATAAAAATTATGAACGCTCCTCCATCCATTTAATTTGTAACAATATATTAAATGAGTAGTCTTCTTACCATATTGGTGTTTGCAGCTGTGGCGAGTCCCGCGGCGTACAGAACGACGCGCCAGCTCGGAAGCTGGGTCGCAGATGCCAACGGCGTCCCGACCATCCAGGGGCTTCTACTCCACGGTCTCGTGTTTGTGATCGTCATGGCTGTATTGGGCGCCCTATTCGGTAAGAGTTCCGGGTACCTGATGGAGGGCGGCATGAAGTTTGTGACCCGCGACGACCAGGATGATCAGAACACCAAACGCTATCAGCAGAACAGTTTTGTCTATTCAGTGACGGCCTAGGGAAACAGTCGCTGCGCGACTGGTCAGAATTCTTCGTCAAATCTAACCTCGTCACCCTCAGCCACAATGTGCTTTGAATAATCACCGACCCTTTTCTCAAAGAAATTGGTCTTCCCTTCCAACGAGATGTTCTCCATCCAGTCGAAAGGGTTCTTTGCGTTATAAATGGGAACTTCTCCGAATTGCACCATAAGTCGGTCAGCCACAAACTGAATATACTGCTTCATTTCACCCGAGTCCATACCGATGAGCTTGCACGGAAGAGCCTCCGTGATGAACTCGCTCTCAACTTCACATGCCCACTGAACAATCTTGTGAATATCCTTGGAAGGGCACTTTTCCCTCAGATGAGAGTAAAGCGTCACCGCAAACTCCTGATGAAGGCCCTCGTCTCTGCTTATGAGTTCATTAGAAAACGAAAGCCCCGGCATAAGACCACGCTTCTTCAACCAAAATATGGAACAAAAGGACCCACTGAAGAAGATGCCTTCGACGCATGCAAAGGCGACGAGACGTTGAGCGAACGATGCATCGGAAGCAATCCAAGTCTGGGCCCATTCAGCTTTACGTTTGACCGCCGGGACAGTATCGATCGCCTGAAAAAGTTTCACTTTTTCCGCGGGGTCTTTGACGAGCTTGTCAATCATGAGACTGTACGTCTCGGAGTGGATAGACTCGTTGAACCCCTGATACGCGTAAAATGCCCGGGCCTCTGCAATCTGGACATCCTTTGAGAAATTGAGATCAATATTTTCCATCACGATTCCGTCCGAGGCGGCAAAGAACGCCAGGACCATCTTGATGAAGTGCTGTTCATCTGAATTTAGTTTGTCCCAATCTTTCAAATCACCGGCCAAGTCAATCTCTTCAACGGTCCAAAAGGACCCGATGGCTTTCTTATACAGCGCCCATAGATCATTGTACCGTATAGGAAAGGTTGTGAAACGAGACAGACTTGGTGTGAGGATGGGGTCCACCATTGTTATTATAACCCTTTAGTTTTTTAAGAGGCTGGAGGAGCTGGACAAGTTACTGGAACCGTGTTGGCGACGATAACTATTATGATGAGAGTCATGCACATACCCAATAGGAAACCTGAGAACCCCGTCATAACATAAGGAAACAAAAATATATAAAGTATAATGGACTCGGAGCTCAGGCGCTTGGCTCTCAGAATCAAAATGCACAACGTTTCAGGAAATGTTGTTCACCACGCCGCCTTGCTCAAAAAACACCTTGACCACCAGGGTATAAAATCTGAAATGGTAAAGGGATTTTGCGTCATTCCGGAGACGAAAGAGGCCTGTGGGCACTATTGGATCCGAGAACTTAATTCAGGTCTTGATTTGGATGTGGGCTTTGAAGTTGCTAAACTCAGGAGCCCCGAGCTCCAAGCTCTACATCCTGTTCTTCTGGAGTCGATTCCCCCGGGGATGACCCGCTCTGATGAAAAGGAGACGATGATAAGGGAGGATAACGAGCGGCTATTTGAGCTTTATCAACGAGACCCCAAAGCTTTTTGGCGCGAGGCTCCGCGAGACGTGACAAGTTTCCGTACGACGAATTAACCTCGGCGTCTGTTGTGCTCTTACGCGGCGAGCCCGTCACCAGGTTCATGAAAGAGTACTTTTCTTTTCTGAGAATTGGCGTGAAGGCCAGCATATTATCAAGTGACTTTTCAATAGGGTTTCCTTGTTCAAGGGCCGTATTAAATTCAGAAAAACAGTCCGATAAAAACGCCTGACCATCCGTCACGCGATTTTGGGGTTCTATACTCAGCTCCTTTGAAACCTTCAGAGCGAGACGCTTCATGAGTATAGAGGCCCGAAGTGCATTCGTCATCTTTTCGTTAATCTTCATGTAGAGTTGCACTGATCCCAAGACTCCCGTCCCTGCTGACAGAACGGCGTTCAGCACGCTGACATATTCCTGTGCGATGAACGAGTTGAGAGCCACAGCCGTCAAGGCGTTGACTGCCGAGACTATTAGAATAGGTATGTTGAATTTTGACGCAAGTTTCATATAGTACACGTGGTCTTTACTATGATAATCATAGTATGTGTTGCATTGTTGTTCTACTTTTGCCAGGAAATCTTGTTCATCCGGATGCCAACGAGACTCTTCTGTCTTCGTCATAATTTAACGCACTAAAAAAACTTTGAGTCGTTTTCAAATTCCACAATGTCCCTGACTCGGGAAGGGAGGCGACCTTTGACACCCATGTAAACCATATTGAAAATAGGGTTAGAATTTGTAATCTTGATTTTCTCAAGGAGCCCCTTGTCAGGTCGGATGTCCATCATGAGCTTGAGGAGATGGATCGCAGTCTCTGAATTTAGTTTTGAAATTGGGACCCCCTTGAGGTTCAACTCTATGATCTCCTTGAGTCCATGCTTCTCCACATACTCATCAAGTTGGGCAACGACAGGCTTGATCTTCATTGAAAATTCAGCCGCCTCTAGGGGCGTCTTTGGCTGATTCTCAATGTACTTGCCCCCAAGGAACTCAATATGGAGATGCTTTCCCTTGGGATAAAACACAAGTAGATCTGTCATTTGCTGAAACGCTCCTTATTTTTTTATATACATAGAACAGATGATTGACCACGCATATTGCATCAATCTGGAAAGAAGCAAGGAAAGGAGGGCTTCAGCTCAGAAGCAGTTTGAAAGTCACAGCCTTGACGTGGAGATGTTCAACGCAACTGACGGTAAACTAGAAGCTCCTCAGAAACTTTTCATTACCAAATCTGAATGGGGGTGCGCCATGAGCCATGTTAGGGTATGGAGGGACATCGTTGAAAATGGATACGAAACCACTCTTATTTTTGAAGATGATGTTGTATTGACTCCCAATTTTGTTGGAAAATTAGATAAAATAATGTCCGAGCTTCCAGATGACTGGGACTTTGTTAATCTGGGAGCACCTGAATTATTTAGAATTAACATGTATGATCATTCTGAAAATTTAAAGGAGGGTATATCGGTGACGTTTCATGCATATCTTATCCGCTTGAAATGCGCAAAAAAGTGGTCTATGGTTGATCCTGTTCACCTTAAAATAGCTATAGATACATTTGCGTATAATTATCCTTCGTACAATCTTCATGCGAGTGAACCAATTGCAAGTCAGGAAAGTCCATTTAATACTACTATAGGTGTTTTAAGGACGCACGACTATACATTTTATATAAGAAACCTAGCCCCTCTTATCATTTTATTATTGATAGTAGGCTATATCGTATGGCGATTCCTCTTACACTAAAAAACGTGAAAAGAACAAGAATGAAAATCAATATTAAAAGAAGATTATTTTTGAGAGTCCTGTAAATTTTCACAGGAATTGAACCATATTGGGTCCATGACAAATCATATTTATGGTTGAGAATAGTGCGTCTAGTTATGTTTCCCCATGGCTCAAACACGTCAGAATCTACAATGTTCACATCTGGATCATCAATATATTTATTGAAAAATACGCTAAGCATGAGGGGGCCGGTTTTGAGTTGCGTATCAAACACGTCATCTTCGTTCCATGACTCATTTTTTATAAGAAATTTCACGAGATTGTGTATGATTGAATTTTCCTTTGAACAGCATAACGTTGCATTGTTTACAATGACGAGATCATGCGACAAACCAAATGAACTTAGTTTATTTTCTAATCTTGATAATGAATTTTTTCCTAATATCAAATCATACTTGGTCAGTCCTGGAATTTTGTCAAGGGGGCGCAAGCATTCAACATCACAGTCCACTGACACACCACCGTAATTGTGCAAAACTATATACCGGCCGAAATCAATTTTTTGAATCATTTTGTCAAACCCATCAAACTTGGTGAGGGCCTCTGGACTGAACTTTACACATTCAGACCTCAGAGACTCTTCGTCCCATTTCATGTGTTCCCAGTCTTTATTCATATTCTCAAGTTTTTCAACGTCACTCATATATCTCATCGGAAGTTCATCCCAACCCTGAAACCAAATTTGATGTGTTATCTTTGGAATCATATTCTAAAATAGGCGTGAAAATTAAAATAAAATTATACCGCATATTACTAGATGGATGATTTTACACTCGTAAAGGCAATGGCTGTAGTTGCATTTTACGGAGGTCTAAGAACAATACAGGTGGTGCACTCGGATTATGATCTATCTATGAAGGAAGAGCTCTTACTCCTGTTTCATGAACTAGTCACTATGTTCATGATCATGGGTATATTCTTTACTGACAGGACGTATATCATGTTCCATGCAATTATAACAGCCCTCGTGGGGATACAGTGGGTTGCGCTAGGTGGGAACTGTATACTAACTCTTATAAAACGTCAGACTATTCCATATACAGACGAAGACTTTGTTCGTATATATGGAACTGAAACTGGTAAGAAAATTTCATTTTTTTCAGTCGTAGGCTTGGGACTCGCTATTGATGCGTACAAGCTTTTATTAAGGAATTAACGTGATGAGGTTCCGCATGAATGGTGGGAGGAAGCCACGGACACCCTCCACAAGCGCATTGAAGAATTCACCCCCACCCGACAGCTGACATTTTTGAAGTAAAATACAGTTTTTGGTGTACTCGTAGACGTTCCATATGATGTGCATTGTAGTCATTGGCCTGATTTTCTTGACATTGATATCCTTCAAATCTGCCGAGCACACCTGCTTGAGACCGCGTGTGAGACACAGATCCTGAATTTTGTCAAGAACTGGATAAAGTTCCCGACAAAACTTGTCTGTATCTTCCACGCTTGGCTGGAGTTCAATAAACCGCCCGACGAGGATGTCCACGTAGAGAATCTTGGCATCCTCGTCAGCCTGGAAACGCAGCCAGGAACAATTCAGAGAATTGTTCCGAGGTTCCATCTACAAACTCCGGGGTTTATAAAAATACGACAATATCGCGAAAGCATTTGGGTATGGCGAAGCTTATGGGTCCATAGAGGGTCCTGAAGATGAAACCCGTATTTATAAACTGAATCTGTCTGAGGATATTGTCGTCGCGTGTGTACTCCACAACCTCCTTGACTATTTTAACAATAAGACGAAACCTGTCCAGAGACACAAAAGGGGTGTGAACGAGGTCCGCCTTGATGATCATTCCCGATGATTTTTCACGAATTTCCTCAATCATAGGTTTGATGACGTCTAGTGTCACGCCATCCGCTGGATAGTCTTTAACAACCAGAGTCACGTGAGCGACACCGTCAGAGTCCCATATACATTTCATAAAATCCATCTATTACTATGTATAGATTTTATGGAGTGTGAAAGGGTCGCAAACTCCGTTTGCTCCTTTGCATCAGATGGGATTTGAACCCATGCGGCTTTCGCCAGAGGATCTTAAGTCCTCCCCGTTAGACCTAGCTCCGGCACTGATGCGTAAAGTCACCCCCGGTGGGTATCGAACCCACATCAACGATTTAGAAGATCGCTATACTATCCATTATACTACGGGGGTTGTTCTAGCTGGGGCTCGAACCCAGGATCTTTGGTTCACCTTGTCGGGGCGAACAAGCTTCGCCCCTCCGACATAAGGCCAATGCGTTAACCAACTACGCTACTAGAACGCGGGGCATCTACCCCACTCTTTCAAGGACTTTTTTCTTTAACACTAGTAATGTCATATGAAGCCGTTCGGGCATTGGGCGTCGCGTGGGTTGGTGTCCTTTGCTTCGTCTTTGCGTTCTTCGTTTCCAGACTTGTTGACAATTTTACACCAAAATTGGAAGACACCAAACCAAAGTGGAGAATCTTCGCCGAGGTGTGTGTCCAGTTCGGAATCGTGGCGGTCATCGTCTTCGGTGCACGGGTTTTCATTAAGAAAGTGCCCTTCCCTCTCGAAGGCTGGTATGGATACGAGCACTCGGCTCTCGGTGAGCTACGCAGCTTACCCCTCATGGTCTTTATTTTCATGTTCTTCCAGGTGAGGACGCAGGAGAAGATGCGATTTCTTGCTGAAATCTGAAGCACTCCCACAGGTGCCGCGCCTGTTTCGGTGCCGATAAAGCAGAAAACTCGTCAATGCTGTACTCGTCCCCCATAGACCTGTTGCACTTGCTGCAGATGGGGCGCAAGTTGTTAATGTCAGTAGCTCCTCCTTTGCTTTCTGGAATATTGTGACCCACCTCAAATGAAAAGGGCGTTATGACGTTTTCACACCACGTCACAAGGCACTTGTGCTTGAAAAGCCGATCTCCACAAAACGTTAGCCAAACCTGTTCACGCAGCGCTCCTGGAATCTTCACCTTCATTCATAATTTTGGAAATCTTTTCCTTAAACTCTTGATTTTCACCCTTACCTGGAACCTCATTATGTCCTGATTTGAGAGCCTCAATCTCAAGACGGCTCAACGTGATGGCGCCGAGCCGAAAGTCCTCAAACGCTTCACACGTCAGAGGGGCCAGAGGGATGATCAGGTCGTACACCTTCCGCGCCAACTGACGGATCTCCCACTGTGCGTGGTCGTCTATGCGGAGTTGCAAAAAGTGAAGCAGGTTATGAAGGTTAATTTTCCAGTAAAATTCGGTAAAAGTATTCTGAGGCAAGTGCGCCCGGGCCAGTTCACGTGAGACCCCCTTCTTGATGAGCTCGTCATACGTGTGAAATGCGAGGTCACATGACGCCTTCTGCTTTAGCAGCAGCATCTCACCACCCTCGTACGGATCTTCACCACCCTGTCCACGAGTCGTAGCTTGCTGACGGAGCTCATCGGGTAAGTAGAACTCGTCCTGTACGATACTGTACCGGGCCGACAACTCGTTCACACTGGCCGTACGGTGGCGGAGCCACTGACGCGCCACGAAGATGGGCGCCTTGATATGAAACTTAAATTCAACCATTTCAAATGGTGTCGTATGCTTGTGACGCATGAGATAGCGGATCAGGGCCCGGTCATTGCTCACAGACTTTGTGCCTGCTCCGTAAGAGACCCGAGCCGCCTGGACGATTGCGGCATCACCCTCATTCACGCCACGGGGCATGGAATCCACGAGACGAACTGCCATTTATATTTTTACGTTGCGTTTTTTTAACTGGAGCTGGACAGTTAAAAAATTCGCTCCCGGCAGGGGTCGAACCTGCGACTTTGAGGTCTTCCGCCGTTACTATAAATAACAGCCTCACACTAACGATATAAATACTACCGGCTGAGTTACAGGAGCCTGATGAACCTTTTAACGACGTGCTCGGGTCGTTCTGACTTGGGTGATTCGAACACCCGATCTGTGGAGCTACAATCCATCGCGTTTAAGTGGAATTACCACTGCGCCAAAGTCAGAAGAACCTTTTAACGACTTGTTCAGGTCGAGGGAAACGAGTTCCCCTGTTCTTCCACTGAGGATCGATCTCAGGACCTCCCGCTCTTCGGGCGAGATGCTGCGCATCTCTAGCTACTAAACGGACGCACTACCACTGTGCCATGGAAGAAGGTTCCAGCGTGAATCGAACACGCATTAACAGAGTCAGAGTCTGCTGTACTAACCGTTATACTATGGAACCTTTGTTAATATTACATAGTAAACAAATTTCAGGAATTTAACGCAACCCGCGTTGAAAACTAACTCATAGTAAAAATCTTCCTAACTCCAATAAGCCGCGACCTGCACCCAGGGCACGTAGACTTGCAGCGTGTTGAACTCCAACACCGCTCGCAAATCACGTGCCCACATGGATCAAAACAAAGGTCAACGAGTCTGTCCATACACACAAAGCACGTGAATTTGCCGTACCTTTCAATGTTCGTGTCGTGGAGCACCTTCTTCATCGCATCAATTCTCCCCGCCGCCTCCCTGCATTGTTGAGTCAGGGCCGAGATGCCCTCTTCAGACTCGTGCTTGTCTATTATATCTTCAAGCTTATCCTTTAAGCTTTGAGAGCTCACGTTTTCAATCAACATTTTGAAAACACTCACCTCTTCCTTCTTTTCAGTGAGCTCGGCGTACTTTTGCCCATACTCTACACGAGCCTTGGCAAATTCATCCTTAAATTTAGCCAGCTCATCCTCAAAGTCCTTCCACTTGGGGTCGAGTTCACATGGCAATGCATCAATAGGCTCTGGAGGCTGTGAGACCAGTACACTTTCCAGGAGGCTCCTGGAATCAATGTATGCAAAATTCATCTACTGTTTTACGAGATAAATTGTGTATTTTTTAACCGCGGTCAAAAACAAAATCTCCCCATTTAGTAAATGCTGTCAGACTTTATGATCTTGATGATGGCCGTTATACTCTTACTGATAGGTCTCCAGGCGTTTATGGATCCAGCCCGCCGGGCCGTCGCATCTGAGGTGATCAAGGCGACACTCATGATGGTGGCTGGGTTCTTCTTCTTATATTACTGGTACGTCGGAGTCTCATACAACAAGACGGGCGGAGGTTACTGATTTCCAATTGGAAAAATTTGTACATCGCATCCACACTGTGAGAAACAATTAGACTATTAATTTCAAAACTAAATTCAGTATTATAATCAGCCATCAGTTTCAGTACAGTAATGGCATCTTCACATGTAAGGGAACGGTCACATAGTTCCTCAATGATGTGAACAGGTGTCTCAAAAGTCATGTCTCTAATTTCAATGAAAATTCGTTCAAGTCCTATGAGTCTGGCTTTGTCCAGGACCTCTTCAATGCTCGCGTCGGGATACTGGAGTTTCAGAGCCTTCATAAGTTCTGGCCCCTCCATTTATTTTATAGTAATATACTAAATGCCCGACTTTAACGTAGCTTTTCTCGTGCTGTTTGTTGCTATATTCGGGGCTCTGGGCGTCTCCAACTTTGTTGAGGCGACAAAGAATCAGGCCACACCGTACCAGCGCTATTTTGGACTTTTGTACATTCTCCTGGCGCTTGGGTTGGTTGTATATAAAATAAGCAATCCTTAGAATAGAAATGAAACATCTGGTCGGACACGTAGATGGTGTGTGGGTGTCAAAGACCATTCATCTTGAGAAAATCATGAAGCGAATCGCTGAAAGGTGTGGGTTTAACGTTGTTTCCCAGGCTTTTCATCAATTTGATCCCATGGGGACGACGGGTGTCCTTGTTTTGGCCGAGAGCCATTTCAGCGCACACACGTATCCGGAAAACAACAGAGTTTACATTGACGTATTTTGTTGCGCGACCGGGTTCAACCCTGAATACTGTGCGGACGTTATTGAGGAGGAGTTTGCAGCCTTGAAGGGGACGTGGCAGGTGGTGGCGCGTTAATTTAATTTTAAAATTCGTTTCGACTCCAGGGACCGGGAACGTCCTTGGGGCCGAAGCCCGTTTTTTTGGCGAGTGGCAAACCACTTTTAATAAATATATAGGAGGATTTAATTTGAGAACGCAAGGCCGCCCATGCCAGACTGGATGCGCAGGATGTTGTAGTTGATGGCGAACATCTTCTGCAGGCCGGTGGTGTAGTTGCCCTTCATGTTGATAGCCACCTGGGCGTTATCAATGCGGGAGAAGTTGCAGGTGCCGGTTGGCTGGTGCTCCTCTGGCTGCAGCGCGAAGGAGTACGCGTAGATGCCTGGGTATGGCACACCGGAGTGGTACTGGTATGGCTGGTACTGGTTGAAGTACTTGCCGGCCTGCTCCTTGAAGCGGTCCTGACCGTTCAGCACCAGCTTGAAGTTGTACAGGGGGCCAACCTCCACGCCGGTGGCGTTGGTCTGGCCAGACGAGCCCTCCTCAACCCACATGGCACTGGCGGTGGTGTTGGAGGTCAGGGTGGAGTTCGTGGCGGTCACGCACACGTTGCCGAACGACATGCGGGGCGCACCAACGGTGTGGGGCATGGAGCCCAGAGCCAGGTGGGGCGAGGTCGCGCAGGTGACCTGCACGTTCGCGCACGAGGTGGAGAAGTTCCACAGGGAGTTGTTGGCGGTGGCGGCCGTGTTGGTGTAGCACCAGATCAGCTCCTTCACTGGGTGGTTGAAGGACAGACGGATGGTCTGGGCAGAGGAGGCGGACAGGGGGGCACCGCCGGCAGTGGCGGTGATGCTGTCGCCACCGGTGTGCTGCACCTGCTCAATCAGGTACTCGTGGCCCTTCTGGGCGAAGCGGCGACGCTCCTCGGTGTCCAGGTACACGTAGTTGGCCCACACCTCGAACACTGGGCTGGAGGCGCCGAAGTAGCTGGTGAAGTAGTTGGTCAGGTCGAAGTCCAGGCGCACCTCGTGGTACTGCAGGGCGATCAGGGGCAGGTACAGGCCGGGGTTGCGGTTGAAGAAGAACAGCAGGGGCAGGTACACGCTGCTTGGGTTGGTGGTGTCGATGGTGGGGTTGGCAGCCGAGGTCATCTTGCCGTAGTTGATCTTCTCAGACTCCGACAGGAACAGCTCGGCGTACAGGCGCCACCAGGTCTGGTAGTGCTTGTCAATGCGCTGGCCACCGATGGTCAGCTCAATGTCCACAAGCGCACGCTCCGCCAGCCAGCACGTGTCTGGGGCACCAGTGTTGGTGGAGGTGGGCACCAGGGACTGGCCAGTTGGCGCCTGCAGGCGAACGTACATGTCACCGACCAGATCGCCGTTGCGGGCAATGGTCACGGACACGCGGCCACCGTTGGAGGGGGTGCCGTTCACCGTCTGCTGAATGTTCTCCATGGCGAAGTTGGTGTGACGCTTGTACACCGCCTGGAAGAAGGTCACCTTGGGCTGACCAGTCAGATACACATCCTGAGCACCGTAAGCAACGAGCTGCATAAGTCCACCGGCCATTTTGTACTATATCCAGAGAAAAAAATTTAGCTCAAAAATTAGTTGGCGAACGCGAGACCGCCGAGACCCGACTGTACGCGCAGGATGTTGTAGTTGACCGCGAACATACGCTGGTTCAAGCTCGGCATACCCGTCTTGAGGTTCACGGCCACTTGCGCCATGTCAATACGCGAGAAGTTGCACGTACCGCTGGGCTGGAGCTCCTCAGGCTTGAGGGCGAATGAGTAGACGTAAATTCCTGGGTATGGCGTCCCAGAGTGATACTGATACGTCTGGTACTGGTTGAAGTACTTGCCGTACTGGGGGACGAAACGATCCGTGCCGTTCAGAATCAGCTTGAACTGGTGGAGAGGACCCACCTCCACGCCAAACGTCAGATTAGAAGTCACCTGTGGCAGACCGGACTCAACCCAAAAGACGTTGCCTGAAGCCACGTTAGACTGGAAAGTGAAGAAAGTATCACCCGTAATGTTACTGTCCGTCACCACAATGTTTGATGTGGTGAGCAGAGGGGAGGAGAATGTGGATGGCACATACAGGAGTGGCGATCCGATGTGGGCTGGGGAGAAAGGGGCGCGGGAGCCCGCAATCTTGGCCGGGTCCACAGTCACGTTCACGTTGGACACACCGGACGAGAAGTTCCACATGGAATTGGGGTTGGTAGATGGCGCTGAAGTCTGGTAGCACCAGACGAGCTCCTTCACTGGGTGATTGTACTGCATACGGATCACACTGGGAGTGTTCTCGTTGGTGGAGCCGACTGGGTCGGCGTTGATGTACTGGACCTGCTCAATCAGATACTCGGAGGGCTTCTTGGCGAACTTCTCACGCTCGGTGGTGTCCAGGTACATGTAGTTGGCCCACACAGCGAACGGGTTCGTGCCAAAATAGCTGGCGTACTGGGGGCTGATTGTGAAGTCCAGGCGGACCTCGTGGTACTGCAGGGCTATCAGGGGCAGGTACAGGCCTGGGTTGCGGTTGAAGAAGAAGATCAGAGGCAGGTACACATAGCTCGTTGACGTTTGGTTGACGTTATTTGGCACTGGTGACGACGTGAGCTTTCCGTAATTCTGCTTCTTGGTGTCGTCCAGGAAAACCTCGGAGTACAGGCGGAACCACAGCTGGTAGTGCTTGTCAATAGACTGGCCACCGATAAAGAGTTCAACGGAGGTGAATGCACGCTCGGCCACCCAGCACATGTCGCTGACCACATTATCGGAGGTGAGCTGACCGGAGTCGGCGGTCGTGGGCTGTAGCACGACGAACATGTCACCGACGAGGTCTCCTGAGCGAGCCAGGGTCACGGACGCCAGGCCACCGGGGTTCACGGTACCAGCCACCGTCTGCTGGCTTGTTTCCATGGCGAAATTGGTGTGACGCTTGTAGGCGGTTTGGAAGAACGTCACCTTGGGATCTCCGGTCAGGTACACGTCTTGGGCACCGTATGCGACAAGTTGCATCAGAGCGCCGGCAGGCATTTTAATATACAGTGCGAAAATATTCACGCCAAGAAAGTATCACGAGATAGTACAATGTCTCGTGCCCGTATGCCAATGCCACCCCCTATGGAGGAGCCCGAGGAGGAACTTGATGAGATGGACGAGGAGGATGATGAGATGGAGGGCATGGATATGTTTGAGGCTCTGGGTAACCTACTTGCGACCGAGGACGGTGAGACGATTGCTGAAATCGGCAAGCGCCACGCTGATGCAGCTGAGAAGATTGCTTTGAATCTTGAAATGCAGAACAAAATTCTGGTGAAAATCCTGAGCGCCGTATCCAAACTCGCGCCAGCACCAGTCGAGACTGGAGTGCTCGCTCCCGCTTAAAAAAGTCTCGCGCAGTTTTAGTAATGGCAACCAAGGGGACCACACAAAAAAAGGCCCAACCACACGCCGATGGAAGTGCGTATCAGAAGGAAATCAATTCGTGGACACCCGAGGACCTAAACTCAAAGTTGGACGATTGTGAAAAGAATCTACACCTTGATTTGCAAAAAGAAGACAAGCGTCAGGAAATATACAATTTGCTCGCCACCAAGTGGCTTCCAGCGAGTTCCAAGCGGGACGATTATGGACTTCCTATTGACATTGACAAGGATGACTTTGAACGTATGCTTGTGAATAAGCGTCGGACTATTGATATTTGCGGATTTATGCTCGCACGCGCCGAGCTCCTTGAGATATCTCATACGGAAACAGAGGACATTAATGGTAATAAGATGTCGTTTGAGCGCCGAATCAAGCGCTTCAAGGAATCTTACAAAAAGATTGTAAACAAGTTTATTGAAAACGATGCCGAGTTCAAGTTTCACAACTCCCCCCTCGCCGAGAGTCCTGACGTGGACTTTGACATTGGCGAGGCTGCGAGCTCCTACCAGAGTCTTTTGATCCATCTCCTGCGTCAGGCGTACAAGCAGGGGTTTCGTCGGTACCGTGATCAGTGTTGCAAGGAGATTTACAACACGCGTGCGTGGAGACAGATCAAGGAAATCAAGGATTTTGTCTACGACGAGACTCAAAAGGAGGATAACGTTGAAATGTGGATGAATCTCACGAATCGCGGAAACATGGCGCATGACGTCATCCGTCATCTATCAAACTGTAAGGATATCCAGTTTCAGGAAATCAAAAAGGATCGTCACGTCTGGTCGTTCCAGAACGGCCTGTTGGATTCCCGGCCGATAGACGAGAACCGGGACCCCATGACCGGAGCTTTTGGTTTCAAATTTTACGAGTATACGACCAAGGAATTTCACGAGCTTGATCCGTTGCTCGTGAGCTGCAAGTACTTTGACTTGCCGTTTGACCCGTATCACAACCTCACCGACTGGTATCACATTCCAACGCCTCATATGCAGAAGGTTATGGACTATCAGCGGTTTGATGAGGACGTGTGCCGGTGGCTCTACGTTTTCATGGGGCGGCTGTGCTTTGACGTGAACGAACTGGATGGCTGGCAGATTATTCCATTTCTGAAAGGAATTGCTCAATCTGGAAAGTCCACACTCATCACAAAGGTGGCTCGCAAGTTTTACGAGTGTGAGGACGTTGCGACGCTCTCAAACAATATTGAAAAGAAGTTTGGACTTCAGAGTATTTACAAGGGTTTCATGTTCATTAGTCCAGAGATCAAGGGTGACCTGTCGCTTGAGCAGGCGGAGTTTCAGTCTCTAGTGTCCGGTGAGGATCTTTCAGTTGCGCGCAAAAACGAGACGGCGCTTAGCGTGCAGTGGAAGACGCCCGGAATCCTGGGTGGAAATGAGGTGCCCAACTGGAAGGATAACTCTGGGTCCATCCTCCGCCGCCTCGCGACTCTGAACTTTGGTCGGCAAATCGCAGCTGACGTGGCTGACCCTCATTTGGACGCCAAGTTGGAGACTGAGATGCCCGCAATTTTGTGCAAGTGTCTGCGGGCCTATCTTGACTACTCACACAAGTACGCTTCAAAGGATATCTGGAACGTCCTCCCCAAGTATTTTGTCCAAGTACGGAACCAGGTGGCGACCGTTACAAACTCTCTGCAACACTTCCTGTGCTCCGAGAAGCTTCGGTTCGGCACGGACCTGTTTGTCCCTCAACGCGAGTTCATCGCACGTTTCAATCAGCACTGCAAGGAGAACAACCTGGGCAGCTTCAAGTTCAACCAGGACTTTTACGCTGGGCCGTTCAGTGCACGCGATCTGGAAGTGCGTGTGGATTCAAAGATTTACAATGGGAACGCGTACTCCACCCAGCCTTTCATTTTCGGTCTAGACTTTTTGTCTGTGGAATAAAATATAGGAAAATAGTAATGGACCCGCTCGCCGAGCAGGAGCGTATGCAGCACGCTCGGATCGTCAAGTTTCAAAAACTATGGCGATCCAAGCGCGTTTTTTCAAACAGCCAAGGAAGCTGGAAGGTTTCACCCTCCATCCTTACCGCCAAAATAGTTACATTTAAATTGCCGACCAATTTTCTTTCAGTATTTCAATCGGCTCCCAAGGGTTTCTCTGAGATTATGGGATATAAGACCACCTTCAAGAAACCTGTAGTCCGGTGGGACAACGGGCGGTGGATAGGTGACGCTGATGGAGTCGCCAAGATTGTGGCCAAAAAAGGTCAGCAAACAATCGTCTTTACTGAGAATTACTTTGACGTCATGGGTCTCGGCAATTACGAAGAGGCTCTCTTGGCGATAGTTAAGAACGGCTGGGCCCCAAAGTTGCTGCTTGGTGCTCCTCCAACCTATAAAAAGATTGATGGAATTTTCTACGTGAATAAACCATTTGCTCTTGAAGATTTAAAAGACGAGCTTGCAAAGCTCCCGGCCACCATGCGCGAGTCTGTGCGATACACGCCCGAAGCGAGTGTACCCGCAGTTGTGCTCAAGCTCAAAAACCCCAAATGGACCTATCAATTCTTCAAGAATGGCACCGTTCTTTTCACGGGCATCAAGGATCCGTCCGAACGTGAGGCCCCTAAGCAACTCTTCAAAGAATTCTTCACAAAATACGATGTGGTTCCATTTTTAGCGTTCAATATGGGGACATCCCCAGCCATAAAGAAACCCGCCAAGGGTGGAAACTCCAATGCCAAAAAAGCCAAGTTGGCGAATCGTTATCCGCTCGCTAGCTCTTGGAACGCCAAGCCCCCTCACGGCTTTTACGTGCGCCCGGGCACCAACGGCAAGCCCCGTCTTTACAAGTGGCGCAAGATGGAGAAGGAGCTTCAGTCGGGTGAGACGGTGAATCGTGGACCTATGGGCCTCTCTAAAAAGAACGCCGTCATGGTCGCGAAATCCTACGCCAATGCAGGTGTGAACGTTCCGGCGCACACGCGCAAGATTTTCAGAAACCTGGGCATCCCTATAGAAGAGGCGCCGGAGCGTCAGGCGACTCCCGCCGCCCCAAAGAACCGGCGCGCGCCGAGCTGGAACGCGACCAAAGAGGGCTACTATGTTCGTCCAGGCCCGGGTAAGCAGCCCTATTGGTTCGCAATTCCGGCCGGTTTGGCATCTGGCCGCAAGACTGTGATAAAGACATATACGGACGCGGGACGCAACATACCTGCGGCAGTCAGAGCCATATTCAAAATTCCCGCCAACGTCAAGACGAACGTTGTGACGTTCGGAAACGAGGCGTTCAAACCAGGCCTGCAGCACTTGGTCACCATGGGACTGAACAAGATCCTGCGCATCAACAATCGCCAAGCGACCCGTCTGACCAAGGCGGAGCTTTTGGGTGTTGCGCGAAACATGGGCATCGCAGAGGCGAACACCAAGATGACGCCAACAAACCTCGTAGGCCTCATTCAGAACAAGGCGGGCGTTTACAAACCTATACGGAATGCCAATCTGGTCGTCAACGGCATGTACTATCGCCTCCTGAATAATGGCCGCGTGGAAAAGACTACGAGCCAGGGTATCCAGACCAGACGTGCATGGGCAACTCTACCCGCTGATGAGCAAAACAAGATCGCCAAGGCTCTCTTGCCCTCTAATTTACATAGTGAATTCAACGCGACTACCAAGGCTAACAAGTTCAATACTCTCAGGGCCTATGTAGCAGGTAAGAAGACGTCCGTAGCCAAGGCACCAAGCCCGCCAAGAAAGCCGACGCCGAGCCCATCATCTGCCGGTTCAAACAACAATATGGAGGCTCTGGAGTTTGAGTACGCTGCACGACTTGGCTCAAACCTCGGGAACATGTCGCGCACCGGCAACGAGGGTCTCTTTATGAAGATCTATGGCAAACTGCCAGTTGGCGCACGAGGAAAGCCCCTCAAGGCGAATATCAACCGGGCATACAAGAAATTTGTGAAGGAGACGACAGCCAACCGCTCCAATGAGGCGCCCAAGGCGCGTTACACAGGGAGAATTCAGGTTCCAAATTGGATGCCAGCCAACAAGGTCCAAGCCTATAAAAACTTGGTGACTCGCCTAGCATTTCAGAAACCCAAACCTTCTCAGAAGAACATGAAGGCGGCGATCAGAGGCTGGATAAACAGGGAGGTGCCCATGAGCCCGGCTCGTGCCGCTCGCGAGGTGGAGAACGCCATCACGGGTGAGAAGCGCGTCATCCCTGCTTACGTGCCCAAGCCTCGCAAGACGCCTAATATCCCCAAGAGAACGCCTCCGCCCAAAAAGAGCCCCAAGCCCAAAAAGTACAACGCGTCAAAGAGCCCCCGGCTCCAGAAGGAGTACGCCCTTCCCACGAATCGCGCATCAATAAAGAATCTAAATAACGCCATCGCGAACATGGGTCTGCCCACAGGAGCCAAAAACACGTACACGTGGTCGGGGTTGGCGCGCGCGGGTCTCAACGCCAAGTTCCGTAACAATTGGCTCAAGTATGTTGCGGTTAATTAGATGCACTTCAACAAGTCAAACACTTTGTACAGCATATTGAACAGTTCATTTTTGTTTTGAATTTGAGAGGGGTCAACAATTTCCATTTCAATTTGATAAGTGGTGTCATCGTCAGAGTCCTTGTCATCAGGGGTGCCCTTGACGATGGTCATATCAATCACAAGATTCTTCCGTACGAAAGACCAACGCTCCTTGGTCTTCTGCTCGGTACTCGTCTCTTCTCCATCGTATTCAAAAGGCACCTCTGTACTCACACCCAGCCGCACGTCAAGGGGCTGGTCCTGGAGCTCCACATCATCAACCTTGACACGAGTCTTGACCTGGCCCACCTGCTCGTCGGTGTCCTCGTTGACAGTGAGGCGCTTGTCACCTGAAAAGTAGTACACGGTGGAATTGGAATGGTTTTTGGACTCCCATCCGTCGTACTTTTCAAGGGCCTGCAGAGCCTTTTCAAAACTGTGCCGGCCAACATTCGTATCAAACTTGTTGCCCGACTTGCGACCGAAACGGATTTCAATCTCAATATTAGGCTTGGACTTGTGGTTCTCAATGATGGACTCCCACTTATCAAAGAGAGGCTTCGCCATCGGATTGGATCCGGGTGCGATATTCATTTATAGAACAAAAGCGCGTATCCTCTAAGAGGATGCGAGGTCTTTGGAACCTCGGAAACACGTGTTATTTCAATACTGCTGTACAGTGCCTTGCCCACGTCCCTCCGCTCACAAAACACTTTTTTGATCACGAGTACGAGGGCCCTTGTGACGTCACTAGAGAATATCAAAAAATAGTGAAACAGTTATTTGTTAAAGGAAAGACTGACCCCGTGAGCCCGAGTGACCTCATAGGGGCTTTTAGGATCAGATTCCCTGATTTCGCCGATGGACAGCAACACGACGCCCAGGAGGTTATTCTGCACCTCATTGACCTGTTTGAGCAGTCAATTGGTAAAGAATTCGTCATGGACCTGTTTAACGGAACCGAGGCGCAAGAAACCATGTGGGAGGATGGAATGTCCACCATCCGCACACCTTTCACGACCCTGCTGTTGGACGTGTCTGAACCGTGCCGGCTGCAAGACCTCTTGGAAGATCGTATTGAACCTATTCCTATTGAAAATTACAAAGACGAACGGGGAAAGACATATGAGGCTGCAATGGTGCGCAATCGTATAGAGAAATGGCCAAAGTTTATAAGCTTTTCATTTTCAATGTACGATTACAAATTTCCTATTGAAATTCCTCTTGATTTTGAGGGACGTAAACTATTTGCATGCGTGCTGCATCAGGGACACAAGAACGGGGGACACTATGCTTTGCTTGTGAAAAGGTTTGATAAATGGTATATCAAGGATGACGAAAGTGTGCGCGAGGTCCCTCAAATACAAAGTCTCCGAGGCGAGTTTTACCTCGCGTTTTACAGGCCGACGAACTCGTTGAACTCCGCGAGTTGAATGTTTTCCCGTATGTTGATTATTGTTCTGAAATATGTGCGCCTATTGTTGGCGTGGGTCTTGTCGCTCCGGATCTTTTCCACGACCCACCCCAAGTCGCCGTACCCACACTCCACTATGGCGCCTTCAGGCAGGTCTGTTCTGTGCCGTATATGCAACTCGGCCTCCTTGAACGGCACCCCACGGTCCTGTACAAAAAGTTCACGTCCATTTTTCAACTGAAAATCAATGGTGATGCGCTCCCTAGGTTTCCACTTGAACATAGTCTCGTGAGTCCCCATACGTATAGGCTCTTCCACGGGGGTGAAAACCAAACCATCAGTCTCATAGTCAAACGAATTTAGATCCGGAAATGACTTGAAGTCTTGCAAATAAGTCATGGTCTTCACCTTGATCTCAAAGGGGGCTTGGGCAGTTTTGATAATCCCCTTGATAACTGCCCTTGCTTTGTCAAGTCGCAAATTCAAAGGAAAATTCAAAAGACTCTCACCCTTGACGATCACCGCGTCATACACCATGAAGCCCCACTTTTTATTTTTAAATTGCACGAGTTCACCATCCAATAGGGTGTCTTTCGGAACCCTGATCTTCACAGGCTCGCAGTGAAAAGCGCGGTTTACTATAAACACACCACCTTCAAAAGATACTAGGAAATGGCGAACTCCATCCGTCTTTTCACACACCATATACGGCTGGCGTTTGAGGAGAGGGAAGTGTCTCCGTTCTATGGAGACGGGTTGAGGCCCCGGAAATCTCTCAAGGTCTGAAGAGTTCCAGACCTTTGAGATGAATTCCTTCACCTCCATTTTAGTTGTAAATTATAAGTGTCTATTCTCTAAGGCTGAAGTTCAACACCTGCAGCCTCTAGGATGTTTCCAAAGCATTCATGAACAAAGTGGCACACGACGATTGCCTCGGACGCGACACCAATTTTAATACCCAAATTCCGGAGGGACGCGAACATCGCTTCGTTATCGTCATATGGAACCTTGATGGTCTCCTTGCCACCCCGAAGCTTCTTGTCAACGGGCTTGGAGTCCATGACCCACACGCGCGCCTCCGTCTTTTCGCACTCGTAGAGGCCGTCCGCGAGCTTCCGACCGACGGTCGTATCAAATTCCAGGCCCCGCTGTCCACTATTCTCCTTTGACCCCGCACGAGTCTTCTTTTTGAAGTTTTCCCAGTTGATGCCCTCCTTGACTGACGGGAACACGAGGATCTGCACCCCCTTGTCAAACGGGTCAACAACCTTGCTCAGAATTTCATTATTTAAATTGGTGCCGTAGTCCATCCAAAAAATACGCTCGCCAGATTTCATGAGCTTTGGCAGCGTGGTCTTGTCCTCCACAAAATGAACTTCCAGATGCATTCCCTTCATCATACACAACATATGGATGTTCATGGCGGTATGGAGGGTCGTAGCGCTAATGGATTTGTTTCGCGTGACCATACATACGTGGAGGACCGTCATTATTATTCATGTGAATTTAAGCCTTAAGCCTCTCCTCAAGTGTCCCCTGGAACCGAATGTTTCCCACGTGGCCTAGAACGGTCAAACAGTCGGCGAAAATCTTGCCATCCATCTGCTGCCAACGGCGACAGAATGCATAGTCCTCCGAGAGGTAACGACGGCTCACCGGGTCAATCATGCAGTCAAACACAGCCACGTACTCGTCAAGATCCTTGTTCTGGTGATCATTCACACAATTCAGCTCCGGATACTTGGCGAACATCTTTGTAAACACGTCACGCTTGATGAGCATGAAGCCGGTGGGGCCGTCCAGAACCTCTGCGAACCCATCCTTGATCTGGGTCTGCTGGTACCGGAAGTTCATCACGAGAGATGACGCGACGCGCGCAAGATCACGCCCCTCCTTCCCCGAGTTGACGTACGCCTCAGCCTGGTCCCACATCACGCACTTCTTGGGATATGCAGCCACCGCCACTTCGTGCTCAGACTTGATCAGACGAATCACAGACTCGGGGTCAAAGTGAACATCTGCGTCAATAAACAAAAAGTGGGTCGCCTGTGTCTTCTGGTAAAAGCGCGCCACTGCAAGGTTTCGGGCCCTGTGAACGAGAGACTCATTCTCAGTCGTGTCAAGCATCATCTGCATACCATGGGCGGCGCAGGTGCGTTGGAGACGAAGCATGGACTCGGCGTAGGCCTGCAGACACACACCCCCGTAGCATGGCGTGCTTACGAATAGGACAACCTGGCTCATTACAGAAAAATTGCTCAAAGTCCTTAACTATTCAAAATAGCCTCAATCTTTGACAAGGTGGGTACGGAAATGTCGCAAATTCTACAAAGGGTCTGTCGGTCCGGCGCGCCTTGGACCCCTTTGAGTACACTCGCGATCACCGCGCACGCAATCGCCTTCGGAGTGCGCCCCATGAGCTCCACGGTGTCCTCCAAAGACTTGCACTTGGCAATGACCTTCATTTTCAGCTTGCCACGCTCGCCGTCGGAGATGGTTGTTATCTCGTTGAAAAACCGACTCACAAGATCCGCCGGTGTGGTGATGTGGACCGTCGTCTCGGGAAGCTTCTCTTGATACATATCAAATGTTCGGGAGATGTCACGTGACGGAATTCCAAACGCGGCGGCGATTTCCTGAGTGGTTCGGGCCACGTTGAACTCACGACACGCTTGAAAGATGCAGTTGGCCTTGATACCGCTCCTGACGGCACCGCGGGTCAGGACAGCCTCGTTGAACGCCTTGTACTTGATCTTTACAGAGTACATAACAGCCTCTGGAAGCTTGAGAATTGTTTTGCCTATGTGATCAAGTTCTGCATAGGCGTGAAACAAGGCGCGGTCTCTGTGATTCATGGACGAGTGGTGGTTGATTCGTGCAAGGCGCTTTTGAGCCGACGGCCCCCATCTGGGGACGGTCATGTAGGTTGTCTGTGACCAGGCGGCCGAAAAGTGGTCAGTGTTCGTAGGGATGCCTACGCGAGAGGGATCGGCAGTTCCCGCATCGGCACCCGAGTGCCACTCGGGCTCGTCAGATACGTACGCGTCGTCCACTATCCCACATACAGTACAGGTTGGCAGGTCAATCTCCAGGCCGTCAAAAGCCTTGAAGCCACCACACGAACTACAAAAGTATTCGGATTCCTTGTGAATGGTTTCAGAAACATGGGTATTCCTCAGAATGTCAAAATCATGCCACGCTTGTGAAACCTCCATTTTTTCTTACAAGCCATGGGGACCGCGCCCACCTGGCCTGAAAAAAACACGTTTTTTTAGTAATGAGCGCTCCAGTCGTTGATCACATCAAGCGCACTGTTATTCAGGACATCAAGGCCAAGTCCCCCTTTAACATCTTCAACATTGTGGCTATTGTTGCCGTTCTTGTGATTGGTTACTTCCTGTACAAGAAGTTTACCGAGAAGTTCCAGAAGGGGTCAATCAAGATCCCAGATATTTTGGCCGCCAAGCCAGCATCAGCCGAGTCGGCCCCTACAATCATTGAGGCGGTTGCCGCGAGTGATGCGATCCCAGAGCCAGGTACGAAGGAGGAGTAAGTCCCAGTTGCGCAGCAAGTGTGCCCCTAAGACCAAATAGAGTCCACTACGAACCAATCCAAACACTTGTCCGCGTCCATGTACACATCACGCTTCAGCAGCTTTTTGAGATCCTTCTCAGGAATCTTGGTTTCGCGCGTATAAATATCCTTAAATCGTTCCATAAATTGAGACAGATTCTCCATCTGATCCTTGAAGTCCTCAAACTTCCCCCAGGTTCCGTCCATATTGAGTTGATGAATCAATATGTACGAATTCTCAGTCATGTGCCGAGTCCTGCCACCCAAAAGAATGAACGTGGCGGCCGACGAGCACACGCCGTCAGCGATGGTGCGAATCTTGACGCGCTTGGAAAGCGCCCGGATACAGTCCATGGCGCTCAGGCCCGAGTGGAGGTCGCCGCCGTCACTCCGAATCCATATGCGAATTTCAGGGCGCCCTTTGATACCCAAGTCGAGGTACTTGTGATTGAGCTCTAGGGCCAATTTCTTCAGTTTCATATTCAGTTCTAGGACGGTCACCTCGGCGACCTCGCAGTGAAAATACACATCGGACCCCTGAACCTTGACAAAGGACTCCTCCTCAATCTCGTGGCAAGGACAGTTCATTTCTTACATAAACTACCAGCGACGTGTTTAAGTCAATTCCTTTTTGAGGGCTGAAAGATTCCGAACTTTGATCTTTGACCGCAGACTCGTTTTGATGTCGTACGTAAGGTGATTCATCACATCAAGGTCCTGGGACTTGAGTCCGTACTCTTTCAGTATTTCTATGTTCCCGTGCTCAGCATAGTCACGCAACATCAGGATCTCATCCATTGAAAGACGCTTCCCAGGTACGCGTTGAGAGACCGTCTTGAGTCGCTTTTCCCTCGCGCACGCGCTTTGGTACTTGGTCCATACAGAGCCAGGGCGCAGAGGGGGTTTGAGCGAGTGTCCAATTTCAACTGCAGGAAGGATACACCCCAACATATTGTAATAGGGGTAAAGATCCCAATTTCCCTTGTAAATTGCATCCTCAAAAACCAGTGCATCACTCATATGCTGTGTGATTGATTCTGGGTTGCATTTTTTAGAGTCTACATAATTTTCATGTAAAATTGCAGTGACATTTCCAGGCTCGTGAACAGGGTGACCTATATACTTACATGGATTTACAGACGACCTGTTAGACACTAGGCTTTCTATAAAATCTCTGGCTCCTTGAAACTCATCCTTTTCATCGGTTCTGAATTCAAGGCTTTGAATCACATAGCGCAAGTCACCCTTTGATTTTCGGATAACCTCATCCGTGGCTTCTGGAAACAGACTCTTTATACTCTCTTCATCAGGTACAGGAAAATCATAGGTTGCTATTTCAAAATCAAATTTTACCGGGATCTGGGAAATTACAATAAAAATACCATTTGTCGGAGGCTTGGTGATCTCCCTCAGACCCACGAGATCATGTATGCATTCGTACTCGTCTATAATCACTGGTATATTCGTTCCATGAATTTTGTCTAGAAATTGTAGGGTCTCTTGTTTGCTTCGGAGAATTTCAGATGTAATTTCAATACAGGGATCCAGGGAGTCGTGTACGGTCCACGTCTTCCCGATACCCGACTTGCCAAATACGCACACAGCCGGTCCGAGCTTCGTGAATTCGTGGCTAGATTTTTGTTGGGGTCTCTTAAAGTATCTATCCATGGATGAAGAAACTGAAGAATCTCTAAGTAAGCAGATGCTCAATATGGTTCTTGAAAATAATACACTAAGGGACACCGTGTTTCCTTTTATCACAGGTTATGTTGTTTTCAACATCCTCATTTTAACCCTGCTTATTTACGTATCTGTACGAATTTCTCTACGTTAAAAGTATGGCAGTGACGCTGCGCAAAGCGGACAACGGTGTGCACAAGTTCATGGCCATCTTCCCAGACGGGGCCAAAGTGCGGTTTGGTCTCAAAGGGTTTTCAGATTACACTATACACGGGGATTTCAAACGCATGAAGAGGTACGTTTCGCGGCACGCAGGATCTGCGAGTGGGCTTCGGTCGCGGCGGGAGAATTGGACGCGCTCAGGAGCCAAGACGGCTGGCTTTTGGTCGCGGTGGCTTTTGTGGTCCAAGCCGAATTTTGAGTCGGCTCGGCGGCAGACGCAAAAGGTTCTTGGAAAAAAAATAATATACATAAAATAATATAATGATGCCCCTTATCCTTTCCGTGGTGTTCCTGTGTCTGTCGGTGACACTGCTCGCTCAGGCGGCTATTACGATTTTCACCTACAACAAGGAACAGAAGCCACGTGATCTGAACTTTTACTGGTCATGCATGGTGTTGGTCTTCGCCATCATCGGAGTGATCGCAAGCATGATTGGTGTTTTCGCGAATCGCGGTGCGGCCTCGGGAGGTGATGCCGGCGGGATGGCGACTGGTGTGCCCGCAGCATCGGTTTTAAGCGCTCAGCTTGAGGCGGTTCAGAACCTTGAGCAGGCGCAGGCCGGAGCCGCCAAGGTTTTCAATAAGTAAATTACAGTTTTAGATCAACGGTCTGAGACTGTCCCGAAGCCTGGCACGACATGGCTGCACTAAGAACGCGCATGGCGTCCGGTGTGCGGGTCGCATCGTAGTTCATCGTGCACCCGGGGGCGATGCCGATTGAACCCGCCTCAGCAAACGCATCCTGGTTGGCGCCCAGGTACGCAAACGTCCAACCATCCTTGGTCTTTTGCTCAATAAGGTCCTTGATATGAGCCTTGGTGAACTTGTGACTAGCATTCTCTTGGCCATCAGTCAGAATCACGACTGATGGGTTTGAAGATCCCTTCCAGTCCTTGGTGAGGCGCCCGATGGCGTCAAGTAGAGCAGTGGAGCCGCGAGGCTTGTAGGTCTCGCGGGACAGAGACGGCACCTCATCAATCTTGGTGCGCTCATATGTCATATTGTACTCGTGGTCAAACTGGATCAAGGTCAGGGTCCCACCAGTGGCCTTCTGCTCATTCAGAAAAGCGTTGAAACCGCCAATAGTGTCATCCCAGCAAGACTCCATAGAGCCGGAGCGATCGAGAAGAAAGACCCTATCAATAGATTGATGGGGGCCCGGGCGGTCCATGTCTGGGTTTTGAATGGTGCTTGGTATTTATGCCTCCACGCCTAGGCGGCCACATCACACCTTTTTTGGGCGAATCGCCAGGAGGTCCACGTGCCTCACTTAAGAATAAAATCTCTATAAGACCTAGAAGTCTTACTTCTGATGGTCGGCGCTGGAGTTCTCACCGAACTCCTCCGTACACATAAACCTGAAGATACCTTTTACGTTTACGAACTGGGCATTCTAGAACGGGCGTACAAAGAGTGGACGCGGGTATTCCCGACCATCCGTCCATTCTACGCCGTCAAATGCAATCCGGATCCAAGAATCGTAGAAACCCTCGCGAACTTGGGTTCTTCGTTCGACTGCGCAAGTCCCGCCGAGATTGATCTCGTGTTAGGAATGGGCGTCGAGCAAGAACGGATCATCTACGCGAACCCGTGCAAACGCCGACAGGAGATTGTACATGCGAAAAATTTAAATATCAAATTGACAACCTTCGATTCCGAGTGTGAATTGGAAAAACTGGCGGAGGGGGGATGGCATCAGGTCATCCTCCGTATCCGGGCCGACGACCCAGAGGCTCGTTGCAATTTAGGAATAAAATATGGAGCCGAAAAACATGAATGGTCGGACCTCATGATGCGGTGCCAGACCCTAGGTCTTGCATTGGTTGGAATTTCCTTTCATGTAGGGTCAATGGCCAAGAACCCATCTGCATTCAAGAATGGAATTATGTTGGCCATAGAGGCTGCCGAGTTTTCCAAGAATTTCAATTTTGATCCAAAAATAATAGACATCGGGGGAGGGTTTTCATCCACCAACGTCTTTGACCTCGGTCCTGTACCTGACCAGATCAATGAAACTATTTCCAATTTAGATCCAAAATATATTTTTGTAGCCGAGCCGGGAAGGTACATGGTCGAGCACATGGCTACCCTCGTGACTCCGGTCATGGGGGTCAAGGGGGGAGGTGTTACAATTTCAGAGTCTCTCTATGGGGCTTTCAACTGTGTACTTTTTGACCACGCTGAACCTGTACCAGAATTTTTCATTGACCAATTTTTAAACGAAATTCAAAGTGAACAGGTTCCTAGAATTTTGTTTGGTTCTACATGTGATGGGGGTGACATAATTTCAAAACAAATTCAACTTCCAGAGACCATTGGGGAGGGAGACTGGATCGTGTGGCCGCGCATGGGGGCTTACACGTCGGCAGCAACCACCCGGTTCAACGGTATATCATTCAATGAGCGGCCAATATTTGTAGTTAAGGAGTAGTTCAGTCATTTAATCAATGGAAACGGCCGATGTCGCGGGTTTGATAATTTTCGTGGGAATGGTCGGCGTGTACACGTTCATCCTCTTGGGGTGCCTAGAAAGGAGTCTCAAGAAGGTGGAACGAGTTGTGAAAAAGTGCGAGGAGGATTCCAAGTACGTCAATTAAGGCGTACAGGCGCCTATAAATCAAATGTTCGCCACTTCGAACGCTCAGGAGCTCAAGGCTCTATCACACAAGTGCATCTTTGACAAGAAGAGTCCCACGTCCGGCCGCGTCGGGGCCGCCATCATCTACGCGGTGGTCCGTGCGGGTGAGATTATCGACTGGTGGTTTCCTGTTAAGGCTTCAGAACCCGTAAAAACCAAGTAAAATGATCTATGTCATCCGTGACGTGAAGTACGATTGCAACTTGGTCTACGTGGAGACGCGCGAGGAGGCGATCAAGATTTGCGCCGAGATGCCGGGCGTGTTCACATGGGAGCCACTCGATATGTTTAGAGATTGAAATAATTTTCTTGCATAATTATAATGAAAGAGACACTTGATAAAGTTATTGAGACGATAGAAGAAGTGAAAGAGACTGTCGAAGAAGTCACTGAGACGATCGAAGAAGTCACTGAGACGATCGAAGAAGTCACCGAGACGATCTCAGTTGAAGTAAAAAAGGCGCGTGGTATTCTGTCAAGACTGTTCGTGTGTTTTAGAGATCAGGATCGTGTGTAAATTAATGGATGTAAAAACGAAATGGGACATGGTCGTCAATGACCGTGCGTTTCGGCGAAAATTCACAGGCTGTAAAGGCGATTACGACATTTCAAAGTGTCGCAGAATCGTACATCCGAAAGGGACATTATACGTGCCCATCTCGGATGACGAGGGTCATTTCATGGCGTACGAGTTCATCGGCTCGGACGTCATACGCGTTTTCGATCCGGCGCACCCGAAAAGCCTGTACAGCGGTCATCTAGACCGCGCCCATATTTCAAAATTATCTGGACGCCGAGTCGTGGTGTGCAAGGACCACCCTCAATGGCACGAAGAGGATACGTTCTGTGCAACGTGGACGCTCGCGTGGCTTCGGCCCGACATGCGTCACCTCACCTACCCAAAGTGATTATGGGTGAACCTTCCGGTCGCGCTTATGTGTGGTAATTAATTTGTACTTCAAGTGTAATGGTTGACATCAAGAAAATACCCGACAAGCTCACGGATGCTGAGAAGAAGAAGATCAAGCAGGAGAACAAGGCGAAGGCTAACCCTGCACTGGCGGCAGCCAACAAGGCTAGCGCAGACGCCAAACGTGAGCGCCGCAAAGAGTCCGGGTCTACAAAGGCGTTTTCTTAACGAGTGCCATTTTCTTCTCATCCTCCTCTTTCATCAAATCCTCTAAAGTGAGCCTTGTGTCAAGGTAGGCTTGAAAACCCTTTGTGAACTTTTTCGTTGTAGGCTCGTTTACCGACTTTTTCTCCTCCTCGCCCCCTCGAGTCTGTGGAATACCAGTTGGCTCGTAATCTTCCCCCGAATAGGGTTTACCCATTGAAAAGGAACGAACAACGCCCCTCGGTACGGCGCGAAACTTGAAGAGTGTCTGCATTTGTTTTTCTACGTTTCGAGACTTTAACAGATGTTGTTAAAGTCAACAAACCCTTGAACCCTAATGGGAATCCAAGCCTCTATGATTTACCGACCGGCCGTCACTGACGCGCACATCGAGAATGCTTTGAGAATTGCCCAGACCAAACCGAAAAACACTGGTGAATATGTAAAATATCAGTCAAAGGCTATTCGTCTCGTCAACTACAAAGTGCGTCAGAACCGAGAGGTGGTAGAGGCGAAAGACATAGAGGAGATCCTTGATTCTATGTATCCCGGGGGGTCTTGGCGTTTGTGAGCCAGTAAAATACTCTCATCAGCTTATAAATGTTCAAGGGCGTGGCGCAACTCCTCGTCATTCTGCTCGTAGTGAATGTAATCTTCAGCGCGTTCCTTTATTCATGGGTCACTGACGAGGACATTACAAACCTGCCAAAGAAGCCCAGTGAACGGTTTATGGCAATCTTTTATTACACCGTGACGACGTCAACATCGACAGGCTACGGTGATATCGTACCGAAGAGTACGCGTGCTCGTGTAGCATCCATGGCTCTCCAGCTTATCATGTTCTCCCTTGTTGTCAAACGCGTTCTGGCGAAGTGATAAGTGATCGCATTCTTTTATTCAAAAAAGGTTTTACAATGATTACGACGAGCTCCACAATAGGCGAAGGGTTTGTGATTATGATCTTTCTGAGGCGTTCTGAATATTTTGATGATATGAGGCGAGCTAGGCTTGTGGCGACGCCAACCTCGAACATGTGTTTGGCAGAAAATCCTTCGGCATCAAAGATCCATATCCAATCACCTGAGATTTGCGAAAGACTGTTGTCGTAATGGAACAAGATACCATCGCGATCCCAGTATCGAGTCGCCTCGGCTGGTTTCGTGTACATCACGACTGTACCGTCGTCCAATTCCTCAAGTCGTTTCAGCGAATGACTCGTCGGGTCAAGTGCACACACGGGGCACTCCATTATTTTGTTACACATAATATAATGAACGGTATTGTACATCAGACCGTAAATCTGAGTATTATAGCACAGGCGTTATCTGGGCTTTATACTGCACAGGTCATAAACATACCCGAACCGAAATTACTATCAGATGTTGTTCGTCTCGAACTTCTAGTGACCGCCGTGCAATTCGCATTCTATGCGACTGTCATCCGCAATCACGCCGTAGAGACGATGGCAACCAGTCGATATTACGACTGGGCAATCACGACACCCTTGATGCTCATAAGTCTGTCGTCGTATTTGATTTACAAAAGAGGAGAAGTGTCAGAGGGTGGAATTCTTGACGTTATTCGAAAATATAAATCACAAGTGATACGGATCGTTATATTCAACGCAATCATGCTTCTGGCGGGTTACTTGGGGGAGACTGGAGTTATAAAACGTGAATATGCCCTAGTTATAGGCTCGGTCGCTTTCATAGCTGCATTCAGGGTAATATATAAAGAAATGGGCGGAGCCGGAAGTAGTCTTTTCAACATTGTAGCTGTGGTATGGGGCTTGTACGCAGTGGCATATATGTTACCGAACGTTGAGAAGAATGTAATGTATAACGGACTCGATCTTATATCTAAAAACCTTTTTGCAATTATACTCACAAATGAAATCAAAAAATACAACAAGTCATTAAAGCATGTGAGCACTTGAACACTACATGGAACAGATTCTCATAAAATATTGCATAGGCGCATATACTTATGGAACGATGAGAACCATCGCATACGCACCCCCTCTTAAAAAGGACCAGTACGTGACCGAACGTGTTGGGTGCATATTGGTTCATGCACTTTCATCACCATTTATGGCTCCAGGGTATCTTTTCAAGGATCTCAGGAACCTCGAACACGTCGTGCGCAAGATGCCCGGACCAATTGACCGGTCTCCATGGTCTTAGAGAAGAGGACCGCTTGAAACACATATATGGAGCGCCTTGCAAAAGTCAACGAAGCCCTGAAGTATGCAGCAGGCATTCCCCAAAACAAATGGGACTATGGAAAGTATCGGGAAATGTACGAGAACAACCTGAAAGAGGCGCAACAGAGGCGCGAGGACCACAAGACGAAGATTTCTGAAATTGAAATTAAGTGCCGTCTTCGCGGAGTAGACGAGTCTGAAATACAGAAAAGTGTTTACAACCAATTCTCTCACCAACATATACAGCTTCTGGAACAGGTGCTCGCAGCGAAGAAGGCCCTGGCCATGATGGATGTGGGAACGGTCGAGGAGCTGACGCGCCAAAAGATTGCGATACTCGAAGAGATGGTCTTAGAGACGACAACCTCTTGAACACTAAATGAGCATGTCGGCCCTCTGCAAGGTTTGTCTGTACTACAACCCCGGTGACAAGACGTGTGTGCGCTCGATCGTGGCCGTGAGCCAAGGCAAGATTCATCACAATTACGCAAAGTTTGTGCGTCTCGACAAGAATCAATGCGGCCCACAGGGCAAGTGGTACATGGAGGTCATGGGCTCGGACGGCCTTTCAAAGAAGACGGTACTCGATGATCTGTTTGAAGATTTTGATATGTAATTTTTATGTTGTTTAATAAAAATGGACTTTTACACTTTGCTATTCTGGATTGGTTTTCTGACCCTGATCATCATTCACGCGCAGATGCTCAACACGAGCACGCGCCACGCGGTCATTTCGATCGTCGCCGCGTCAGCGATGTTCCTAGGCTCCAAGATTGGGAGAGAATTTCTGGGTATTGGTATTTAAGGCTTTGTTGCGCATTGTTAGTAAGAAATGATATTCACTTGGCTAAACGACGATGAACTTCGTGAAATTGGCTGGGAAGAGAAATATATAGATAATGGTCTCGTGGCCCAGGTGGCGGCGTTCTTTTTCGTGAAGGACGAGGGTGATGTGTACAACGTCCGGAGGAACTTTATGCGCGGATCGTACGACTGTGAAGAGAACGTCACGTTCCGTGGTGAGGAATGGGCGGCTCTCATCACGACGTGGATTTAAAGGCGGGCGGCCCTGAAAATATAAGATGAACCCAGAAATATGGGGCCAATTGCCATATGATCTCATCGAACGGGTAGCCTCGTTCGCTGATTTTGACGCGCGCCGGGCCCTAGGATTCCTGCCCCGTAGGCTCCCACATTCGGACTTTGTCCCGCGGCCCATCGCTCCTACGACTTTGAGATACTTTGCGGCGCTCAAGAAGCTCCTGTACATCAACTTTGACGAGTCGTACGACGTGTTCACGTGGGAGGTTTATGACGGTATAGAACCAGAAGGCGACGTGTGGTTCCATGGGCCGAACGCGTCGCACAGAGGCGTTTGGCGCGGTCTCGATAGATTCATGGAATTTGACAAGAACGGGGGCAACTTTGAGTTCCACTTTGCGGGGGCGCCGGAAATAATCTCGGACTAAATTATGACGCCTCCTCGTCATGTTGTCATGTACATCCCCCAGGGTGCGGGTTTCACCAAGGCGAACCTGAAGGAACTCGAGCGCATCGCTCGATGGATTAAGGATGCCCAGAGCTATGGTCTGAACATTACGGAGCCCAGACAGCAGTCCACCGCGATCCTGAAACGGATAAAGGCGAATGGCGGCTACCCAAACATCGCGACTATGCAGAAAGTCATGATGCCTTACTTAATGAAGTTCCGCAAACTGAACAAGGCTCTCAACTCCAACAACAGAAACCTCGGAAATGAGAGACGCGACGCCATGTACCGCCGCGTCCAGAATGCGGCTGGAAAGTTCAAGGCGCTCCGTAACGTCGCGGCGCTCCGCCGCCCCCCGAGCCCCGGTTCACGTCGGATGGTAAGCCAGCACAACGTCGGTACGCTAGCCTCTTTGATGCGTCCATACATGCTGGCCGGTTCCACGCCCGTCACGACGACCTACAACCGGTTCATGGCCGGTCCTCCTCGGCCACGCGTCCCACGCACGCCAAAACGCAAGTCCCCGAGTCCTAATCGCACGGCGTCTGTTACCCGTTCCGGCCGTCGGTCCGTGAAGCCCCGCAGCTAAAAAAACGTGTCGTGTGAGGCCCAGGGTCTTCATAGTGAAGCCCGGCCCACCCAAAACCAAAGAGCACTCACAAGATGGCCTGTACTCTCGCCAAGTTTGCCACCGTTCCCATCAAGTATGCGCCTAAGCGCAAGTTTATTGAATTCGCCGCGCCTCAGTGGAAGAACAAGCTCGGCGAATTCAGTGATCCGGACGTCCTGAGTTGGATCAACACCCTTTATCAGGACAAGGCGTTCCCTACACAAAAAGACTTTAACAAGGCGTATGACGCTGCATCAGCCGCGGGCCTCATGCCGTGCGCGGGCGTGTCGTGGCGCAACAAGACCATGGTCATCACGAAGGAGGACGTTGATAATTTTGAAGAGGAATTCAAGGGTGGGGCTTTTGAGGGGTCGCAGACCGCCGCACAGAAGACGCTGGTGAAGATGCGCGCCGCCTTGGAGACGGGCGAGAAGGTGATCTTTGTATATTGAACCGCATATTGCTCCCTATACCTATGGGTCTGAAGCCCATCTTGTTATAAAATGCACGAGCTTCTGGAACCGATTCTAGCGTCACAGTCTTTAGTCCCCTTTGGCGCGCGTTGTCTATTATGCGCTCCATGAGCACTCTCCCTATTCCCCGCCCTTTATTCGTCCCTATGAGTCGTATGCGCACGTCACCCTTTTGGTTTCTGTGATTCTTGTTAATCAGGGCGAATCCGACCAACTGTCCGTTTGTATTCGTCACCGTGTAATGTCGGTTACTGACCTTGTAGGCGTTTCTGAACCAGTTTCGGTTTATGGTTTCACGCACGAGTCTACGGGCATTCTTCCGTAGACTCTTGTTGAGTAGTTTATTTGGCCCCAGCACGGCCAAGTTGTTCATTAATTTTAGTAAAGAATTTAACGGTCACGAGCCCACGCCTTTTCAATATCCACGAGTTCCTGAAGCGCCTGCTTGTCGCGGTCCGGCTGCGTGATATCGGCGTACTCGGCCTCGAGCTTCGTGAGAGGCGCGCGCAGTTCCGCGTGCTCGGCACGCTTCCGGGCAAGACGCTCCTCGAGAGCCTTGATCTCGTCCTCCAGCTTCACGACTGGCGCGTGATTGAACGCCTTGATCTCCTTGTTCTTGGCCTTTCGCGCCTCCTTGTCCACCACGCACGCCTTGATTTCAGCGCGCTTCTCAACCATCCACTCTCCGTGAATCTTCCACCGCTCATCGTGATTCATACCGCGCCAGCGTCTCTTGGCGGCGGCGAAAGCCTCCCAGGCCTGCTCGCGGGCAGCCTCTAGGCCAAACTCGTCACGTGCCGAATCGATGTCGCGATGATACTCTTCGACCCCCTCATAGATCATGTTATAACTACATGGCGGGTAGCCCTCGTAATCCTCTGGACCCGTCTCAAAGTCGGCGTCTCCGCAGCACACAAAGCCATTCTCATCCTGGTCGATGGAGATTCCCCAACCCATTTCTGGTTGAAAATTAAGCGACCCTGTACTTTATCACATGATGAGGCCGCGACGATGCATGAGCAGCTGGGCATTGTTCAGGATTTTGGCGCCGTGTGAGCCGCCTGCCGCCATCCACTTGTTGTACATGCCGTTGTAGATGTTAACCATCGCGCCACGGTTCGTCTGGCGACGAAGGTTGTTCAGCTTTGTGCGGAGCAGACCCGTGATGCGCTCACGGGGACCCACCTGAGCGGCGTTATTTCCACGCGCACGAGCCATCGCCATGCGGTAGCCGCGTCCACGCAGTCCCATTCCGTTATTGTTTGGTTCATAATACATGTTTTTGAAAGCCTTCTGAATAACCTTGGCTGCCCGGGCGGGACGGCGAGGCGCGTTTCTAGCAACAGCAGCCGCCCGTGAACGACGGGCCATCTCCTGCTTGATGGCGGCGATCTGAGCCCTGTATAAATTCTTGTAAGCTGCTGGCATATTCATCGTAGCGACAGCTATCTGGCGACCCTGCAGTTCCTCTACGAGGTTCGCATTGTTTCGGTTGCGGTACATTTATTATTTGTAAACAAAAATATTCGTCTCTAGTAAATGAAGACTGCAATCATCATACTGGCCCTTGTCGTTATCCTTTTCCTCGTGTGGCAGAAGCCCCGCGCCTCCACGAGTTGCCCGACCGGCTACGTTCCCTCCCCAGTCAACAGCACGTGGGCAGGGTGGAGCTTCAACTGTCTGCCAAAGGGCATTGAGTCGTCGCTCGTCGGCATCCCATCCGACACGTACGTGCGCCCCATCACGACCATTTACGCACCGATCATCAGTGAGACGGGCCGCGCCCAGAGCCTGATGATGGGAACGCCTGCCGAGCTTCGCGAGTTTCCAGTCCAGCGCGTCCAGAGTCTTTTTCCCAACTATAAGTAAATGAAGTCGCTGTAGCCGCCCTCATTGTCCTGCTCCTGCTTAACCGCACGGCATCAGGGTACATCAGTGAGGGGTTCATAGGCCTGTGCCCCCCAGGGCAGATGCCCGCGTCGTACACCACGGCGGGAGGCTCATGCGTCCCATACTATTTTTAGATATTTCCCTTTTTAGTAGGAATTCTCCTGTGCCAGATGACGGCGTCTCCATCCTTGACGTAGCATGTGGAGCCGCGCCATCGTGAATCGTTCATAATGATGCTCACATTGTCCCACATCTCATCTTCGTCGCGAAATCGCCCCATGGGTTCAAGTGGTATATCACCGTGTTCCAACCAAATGGTCCACATTATAAAACTAATATACATAATCTTTATAGATGAAGCGTCATCCACGTCACATCACAATTGGGCGTCGGTGGCCCGAACGCTACTTCTCAGGTCTGAGTCAGACGATGAAACTCAGACGCGAGAGGGAACTTTTGAGACGGCGCAGGACGCCGTACAGTAAACTGGGACTGAGCACGTCAAACAAGTTTGCGACAAAACGCAAGTCCAAGTGGACGGTTTTATTTCATAAAACCTACCCGGGTCTAAAATTTAACAAGGAGGCTATTGCGCGTCGTACAGGCATAAGCCGTTCTACGCTCAACACCGTTTATAACCGGGGCCTCAAGGCGTGGAAAACGGGTGGAAGCCGTCCAGGAGCGACGGCTCCTCAGTGGGCCATTGCGAGAACATATAAGTACGTGCTCGTCACGAAAGGCAAGGCGCCTAGAGCATGGTACGCGACGCGCTTTGACCCCGACAACAATTTAAGGCGCCGGTGACGTCTCCGTCCCATCCTCCCTACGGCCAGTAAAATAATCGTCCAATAACTTTTCAAACCTCCGACCCTTCTCAGACAGTTGAACCAGACCTCGGTCCGTGTATCCAATGTCTTCAAAAGGATTGAAATTATTTTTCGTAAGAATATCCCATCGCTCTCTGTAGCGCCGGTCAGCGAACGCGCCGTGCCAGAAGTGCACGATTGTGCCGTTGACCCAAGACACTTTAAACATCTTTACACGAGACTCATGTATTTTCAAAAGAATCTTGTAATTTTCACTAATATTACTGGGAAACGAGTGAGAGCCGAGACCTGCGAGCGACATGGCCATGTGACGGTCCCCAGAACCGAGAATGGCCCAATCAATCAGACCGTCCATGATGTTGTACGCGTGTCTGGTACAGCCCCATGCGTATCCCGTGTGCCAAAATCCGTACTTGTCCGAGGGTGACCATTTCGTGCCACTCCCGATAAACATGTACGCAAAGCTCTTGTCTATTTTGAGAGTTTCCCCCTTGGGCCCCAAGTTTATGGCGCTCTGCCAGAGCTGGACCACGTCAGCCGTTTGAAGCTCGTCTATCGTTTCCTGGACCCAATTTTCATTCAAAAATTGAATGTCGGCATCAATCCACGCCATGTACTTCCAGTTCCGTGGAAGGGTTTTCACTCCTAAATTAATCAGGTTTTCCTTGAGCCACACTTTACTATCAGAACTGAACTTGATGTGCTTGAAAACGGGTAGGCGGCCGAGGGGAGCTGGACCCTCCGCTTCCACGACCACGAGTTTCACGTGACTGCTGTACCTCTGGACGAATTCTATAAAAAGTTCTTGACGTTTTTTAAATCCACAAAAATTGAAATACGGAAGGATCACATAGAGTTGCTCCGGTCTTGCACAGCTCATCTAGTCTTATATTACATTTTTTACACGTTGTGATTATCGCTTATCCACTTGTCAACCGAGTTGACGTACATGCACAGTTCCCAAATGGAGCTCACCTGTGGGCACCATAGGCGCTCCTCCGTAGGGCCCTCATTGAAATACACCGGATGCCAGTTTGGAAGCCATCGGGCGGTTCCTATATTTTTGAGAGAATCATCAACGTAAATATGAGTATGATGTTTTGCAAATTGGGTATACGCACCAGCTTCCGGCTTGATGGGGCTCTTCGACACGTCCGATGCCGCGCACGAGATGAACACTTCATCACCGATGGCGCGAGCAATAGGGGCAGCCCACTCAATGGGGGCGTTTGTAAATAAATTCACGTTCCAGTCGCTTCGGACCAGCTCATGAATGTCCTTGGCCTCTTGCTGAAACTCCGATGTGTAAATGACCTCAGCGAGGTGGTCCATGAGACTCTTGTCATACACCTTGGCATTGAAATCACTTGTGTCAATTCCGAATGCGCTCGTCAATCCACGCGCCGTGTGGCCATGTGAAATATACAAGAGTCGGTTGGTTTCACGTGGATTCTTGGACTCTGGCAATTTTGAACGAACATATTCCGCACAATTTTCCTTGACGTGCTCCAACAGAAGTTTGTCACGGATCAGGACCCCATCAATGTCCAGAAGTAGAGACTTGAATGCCATCTGACGTTTACACCAGTCAACTCTCTATATAAAGCTTACCGACGTGGAAATACCATAATGGCTCTCAATGTTACAAAGATTAGTCCTTTTGCAACTCTGCCAGTTCGCGCCACCGCAGGCTCGGCTGGTTATGACCTATTCAGCACTGACAGCTACGTTATTCTACCAGGCCGGCGTATCGTCGTCGCGACCGGACTTACAATTCAGCTCCCGCCAGGAACTTATGGACGTATTGCACCTCGCTCTGGACTGGCCGTGAAGCACGGTCTGGACGTTCTGGCGGGCGTGATTGATCCAGACTATACAGGTGAGGTCAAGGTGGTTCTTCAGAATCTGGACCCACAGCCATTCGTGATCCGCCCAGGATACCGCATCGCTCAGCTCATCCTAGAGAACTTTACGGTGGCGGAGGTTGTTGAGGTGCCGAGTGAGAACACGGGGCTCGTCACCGTGCGCGGAATCGGTGGTTTCGGATCCACTGGTATTTAAATCAATATAATAATTAATGGAGCCAATGAGTTACTGGCCGATCGAGCTTGCCTTTGACGCCAGTATACTCTATTTACTCGCAAACTCAAAAAACGTATATGAAATTGCGTTTCTTGTGACTGCGCTCGTCATGCACGTGAAACGTCAATGGGAATACAGGATTATGATTAAAGAAGTCTCGGACAGGAAAACCAAGTTCTTTATTTTAGCTCTGTTGGTGAGTTCGTTGGGTGTTGTGTGGGCGACGCGAACGGCGGACTGGCCAGTGCCTGTAATTATAGCGGGTCTTGTTGGCATTCCGTATTTCTGGCTAACAATGGAATTCGTAAAAGATTCTGGAAGATCATTCAAGCTTTTCGATCCTAAAATAGATTTACCTCAGATGATCGCGTCAGCCATATTTGCATGGATCGCTTTTCAGAACAAAAATCCAGTTTCTATTCTCTGGTTGACCGACTTTGTGTATCATATCCTCGAGGCGTCACTTACTTAGAAAACTAAACCCTTAAATTTATAAGATGGTCCCTTTCCAAGCAATCGCTTGGGAGGGGCAAGACCAGGACGACCAATTTGCCATCAGGATTTTTGGTCGGGCTGAAGATGGGCGGTCGGTGTGTTTGGGAACTCCATTCCAACCGTTTTTCTATATCAAACCCCGAAAATTGACCAAGGAAATCTTGGATTTTGTAAAGACCAAGTGCTCAAAGGCTGAAGCGAAGCGCGCCAAGGATCTGTGGGGCTTCCAGAACGAAGCACTTTCTGATTTTATTCAAGTGACTTTCAAGTCGCATCGCGCGCTCCGTGGACTCGCGTGGGCCATAGAGAATGCGAAGTGGCCAGAACTTGCAGGGTGCCGTGTGTACGAGTCAAATATTGACCCGGTACTCCGTTTCATGCACGTGTCCGGCTGCACTTCTACTGGATGGATCAGTCCTGGTCTGTGCGAGCCTGATACAGAGACGACGTGCGATGTGAATCTGTGGGCGCCAAACTGGCGATTCATCACACCGCTGGAACGTGACGACATCGCACCACTGAAGATCATGTCCTTTGACATTGAGTGCTACTCTAGCACTGGGGCCTTCCCCGACCCGCGCAACCCTCATGACGTCGTGTTTCAGATTGGCATGACGACCAAGGCGTTTGGTAAATCCGGCTTCATTGACAGAAAGTGCCTGTGCCTCAAAGAGACGGAGAGCGAGGATGTGGAGTCGTTCAAGACTGAGAAGGAGCTCCTTGATGCTTTTCAGAAATATCTCGTCAAAACAGATCCCGATATCTTGACTGGGTGGAACATCTTTGGGTTTGATTTGGAGTTTCTGCATTTTAGGGCCGTGCTCACCGGTGCGAGTACGATATGGGGTCGCGTGAAGGACTCTCCGATTGAGAAGGTGACTGAAAAGAACCTGAGCTCAAGCGCACTCGGTAACAACCTCCTCAAGATGACGCCCATGAAGGGCCGGTACGTGTTTGATCTATTCCAGGATGTGAAGCGTGAGCACAAGCTTGAGAGCTACTCGCTAAACAACGTGTCCAAGCACTTTCTGAAAGATCAGAAAAACGACATGCCGGTCAAAGAGATTTTCTCGCGTTTTGCAGGCGGTGACCCCAAACTCTTGGGTGAGGTGGCGGCGTACTGTATCAAGGATACTGAGCTGCCGCACGCGCTCATGGAGAAGCTCTGCCAAATCCAGAACGTCATAGAGATGGCCAAGGCGTGTTGGGTCCCCCTTGCGTTTCTGAGCGAGCGGGGACAGCAAATCAAGGTGTTTTCGCAGATGGCCAAGAAGGCCCGAGAGCTCAACTTCATCATTCCGACGTTTAAACAACCGCCGATGGTTGCAGGCGCCTCTGATGGTTACCAGGGTGCGACGGTGCTTGACGCACAGACCGGAGCCTACTATGGACCAATCACAGCCCTTGATTTTGCGAGTCTGTACCCGAGCATCATGTGCGCTCACAACTTGTGTTATTCTACGCTAGTGATGGACCCCAAGTACGACAACCTGCCTGGGGTTGAGTACGAGCAGTACGGGCCGCATCGTTTCGCACAGGGTGTGGTTTCCCTTCTCCCAACCATCCTCATGGACCTCAAGGCGTTCCGCAAAAAGGCAAAGAAGTTGATGGCCCAAAATGAAGGAACGCCTATGGAGGCTATTTACAACGGTCAACAGTTGGCCTATAAAATTAGCATGAACTCAATTTATGGGTTTACTGGTGCTTCTAAGGGCATGCTTCCGTGCGTCGCCATCGCATCAACCGTCACAATGCGAGGACGACAGATGATTGATGAAACGAAGAACTATGTGGAGGCGAACTTCCCGGGAGCAAAGGTTCGCTACGGTGACTCTGTGATGCCCGAGACGCCAGTGCTCATACGACGACGTGACGTGGTATCGGTCCAGAAAATTGAGAACCTTGCAGAATCGTGGAGTGATTATCCAGGCTTCCTCAAAGAAGGAACGGACAAGGAGCAGTGCAACCTCTCGGACTTGGATGCGTGGACGCACCTCGGCTGGCAGCCGATCAAGCGTGTTATCAGGCACAAGTGTCAAAAGAAGATCTGGCGAGTCCTGACCCACACCGGGCTGGTCGACGTGACGGAAGATCATTCACTCTTGAGCCCCGCGTGTGAATTACTCAAGCCTGTTGATGTTGCTCAGGGTCAAGAGCTGTTTCATTCATTTCCATCTAGTTCTAATGGGTCGTCATTCTCCGACGAGTTCTTGTTTGTACTCGGAATGTTCGTCGGTGATGGTTCATGTGGTCATTATCAGTGTCCTTCGGGATCCAAGGCGACGTGGGCAATCAACAATCAGAATATTGACTTACTAAACAATTGCAAAGATATCCTCGAGGTGCTCTACCCTGACTACAAGTTTGTTATAATGGACACCCTTGAGAGTTCCGGAGTCTATAAACTTTCGCCACGCGGTGACATTGTCAAACTCGTCAAAACTTGGCGCACACTGTGCTACGACGGTCAAGCAAAGAAGGTGCCACTCGAGGCCATGGGTCATGATTCCTTCTTTCAAGGTCTGTGGGCGAGCGACGGGTGCCGTCGTGATAACGAGGTTGGTGGGTGCCTTCGGATAGACACCAAGAATCAGGTTACGGCTCAGTGGTACTTCATGTTTCTGACGTCGCTAGGGTTCAAGGTCTCTCTGAATACGCGTTTAGACAAGAGTAATGTTTTCAGACTCACATTTACCAAATCATCCTTCCGGAAGAATCCTTACGCAATCAAGAAGATAGATATCCTTCACGACTCATGGGACGGTTACGTCTACGACCTCGAGACGGAGGCCGGGACCTTTCAGGCCGGTGTCGGGTGTATGATCGTGAAGAACACGGACTCTGTGATGGTGGAGTTTGATGTGCAGGGTCGCAAAGGCCAAGATGCGATAGACTACTCTTGGAAACTCGGTAATGAGGCTGCTGAGCAATGCACGAAACTCTTCAAAGCGCCTAACGATCTGGAACTTGAGAAGGTTTATTGCCCTTATTTCCTGTACTCAAAAAAGCGTTACGCAGCAAAGATGTATGAAGGAAAGACCAGTCCCGACGGGACTGTGACGGTGAGTTTCAAAAAGATTGACGTCAAGGGTCTGCAAGTGGTCCGCCGTGACAGCTGTCCTTTCGTGCGAGAGACGCTCAAAAAGCTCTTGGGTATGATTCTAGAGTCAAGCGACCCGACGCCGGTTATTCAAGAGGCGCGGGACGCGGCAAAGAAGCTCATGCACGGTCAGGTGCCCATGGATTCCCTTTTGATGAGCAAGCAGCTCGCGTCGGCGTACAAGGTGCCTATGGCTCACGTGGCGGTGCGTGACAAGATCAAGGCGCGTGCTCCCGGTTCAGAGCCGCAGCAAGGTGACCGAGTGCCGTTTGTCATCGTGAAGGGTGAAGGCAGGATGTTTGAAAAGGCTGAGGACCCCACATGGGTCCGTGACAAGAATGTCCCGATTGATTACCAGTACTACTTCACGAACCAGTTCAAGAAACCCGTACAGGACCTTCTAGAGCCGCTCGTCAGCGCCGACTTGATTTTTGACAAAAAGTTCATGGCCAAGACGGAGTGCACCGAAGAGCTCAAGGCGCGCAAGGCGTTCCTGACGAGGTTTGCTGGTGGCATAAAAGCTGCGCCTTTAGAGTAGGTATGGCTGCGTTGCAGCACCAAATTATACAACTCATAGAGGAGGAGGTGGAGAGGCGCACGAGCCTCAAGACTCGGGCTATTTTAGACGTCGTTTCGCGCCTCTACGACATCCCTATTGAACGTCTCATAAAAGATACATTGAGTATTGAATGCAATTTTTGCAAAGGAATTCTCAGAAGTAAACAGCGCTGTCTCAAAATGCCGAAAGAGAATGGCTATTGTGGGTTTCATCAAGGCCAATCTCCTCAGGGGAAGCCGCAGGTAGAAGTCCAGGTGACGGAAGAAAAGGCTCCTTGGGACACTTAGAGATTTTGAAACTAAAGTAGTTAATGTCCAAGTCTGATCTACTTCTCGCGAGTCTGACTAAATTTTTTGAGATTCCCGAGAATCGTGAACAACTTCATAGCATAATTGGTAATGGCAAGGGCCCGTCCCTTCGCAAACTGGAGTGGTTCGTGACAAACTACTCCAAGAATAACCACGTGACGTTCACGGCTCCGAGTGGCAAGGTGTTTACGGTACACGTGGCTTACAAGTCCAGTCTGGACGGGTACAGTAAAAAGCTTTTTGATCCGTTTTGCAGAACAGAGCGGACAGAGTTCCAAGGGTTGACGACCACGTGCGCACAGCTCAACTTTCTGAGATGGGCAATTTCTAACGGAATTATCAAGGTTCTTAGAGGAATGGAAGAGAAGCAAAGCCTCCCTGAAACTGTAGAAGAGTGTACCCATAGTAAAATAGGTACAAATTGTATCCAGTAATAATTTGACTAGTATAAGCTTGATTGAAGTTAATTTGAAGACTGGTAGTTTGTGAATTTAATTTTGAAAAATTAAGATACCCTCCCTGATTGTATTCTTTCGGAGTTAACCCAAAAGAATACATGTAGATGTTTTTTGATGGAATTGAGAGTCCATGTTCCATGGGCTGTTTAAAAGAATAGTAGAGAGAACCCTGGAACGTACTCAGAATATCAACGTTATTGAGAGTAATCTTGGCGTTATTGATCACGTCCACATAGTTTGAATTTCCCGATGGAAATTGGAGCCCTATACCTGTTTGAATATATTGAGTCGTATACCCGTAGCTGTAACGCGAGTTGTAATATTTACCACTCGTCACGTCCTCATAATTTTTGTTTCTAAAAAACCATGAAATGACTTGGACGGGAAAGCTGGCTGTCAATTGTAGAATAGGATTTGCGCTGTTAAAGAACAGTGAAGACTCTTTCTGAACTCTGTTAACTATATACTTGAGAGGAGTGTGTTGATAGTACAACTTTTCCGGATTTTCAAGTAAAATTTCCTCTGTAATAATCTTTGGCCATGAGGTTGTACCCGGGGGGTATATATCTACGGAGGTGTTTGATGGTAGACTCGCCCACCACGTGTTGGGGTTGAAAGTAAATCGGATATAAAGACGCTGATTCCACATGGAGCACAATGGGAAATAAGGTTTGCGGAGGCGTTCACGTCCTTTGTTATTGTGCGAGTAACGCCGGCAGAAGAAAAACTCCAAAGGAATGGTGACTGTTCCGCCAACCTGGGCGTTTGAGACGTTGAGCGCCGTCTGTAGCCCAAGTTGCTCGTCTGCATCTAAAAACATCTGATCGCGAATGATGTACCAGTCGTCGTAAAGCGTTTCAACTATGGTTTCGTTCACCAAGAAGTCAACCTGTTTGATTAGAGCGCGACCAACATTGTTCGTGTAACTGTTGGAACCAGCCAGAGGTGGCAAAGTCACCGAGAGATACATGTTTGATAGCAGGTGGCCCATCTCTGTTGGCCGAAGCTCAATCTGAACACTTTGTCCCTGATAATACGGGCTTGGTGGCGGGAAAGGGTACACCTTTTGGTACATCACAAAATTTGAGTAGTGCTTGTACGCTGGATTCCACGGCGACTTGGTCATATCGTCGGTCAGGAGGTACTTTTCCTGTGGGCCCACCGCCTGTAACGCGAGAAGAGATCCAGAACTGAATCCTTGACCCTTTGTTTCAAAGTACTTGCTTTCGGGGAACAACCTGCCCGGTGGCTGCACGTCCTGCCACACCACGTCCGTGTTCAGATCACGCTGGCTTGCGTAATTTCCAAGTGAAATGTTTTGATTTAGTTCAACTGGAATATCTGGGATGTCCACATCAGGAGACGCGTAGGCCGTGAATCTACCCAGCGTGAATGTATTTGTGAATAGGGGCTCCTGAATCATAGCCGGTACACCATTGACGTAGACGTCGACTGGACTGTATGGGGCTGCACTTCCATCTATAGCTTCTAAAGTGGCGTATGTACCTTGTGAGAAGGATGTGATCTTCATATCAACCTTGAAAGTGGGTAGCCCGGTGATAATCCATCCTATAGTCGTTTGGGTTGGCGGGGGTGAAGTGAAATAAAACACCACCTTGTTGAGTTCTGAGGTGTAGTAACCGTAAACAGGAACTTTGACTCTTTTGCTCAGGTACTTGAACTGGGACGGTGGATAAAGAATCGCGCCCGTCGCCATTTGTGTGCCTTGTATATTCTGATCGGTGTCGGTCTGTAAAGTAAAAGACCAATTGTATCCTTCACCCTTTTTCATAGTCGCACCTGTAATCTGGATTTGGCCCATAATTCCTGTGAACCCATCACCGGTCCATCCCTCACCGACGGGAATCAAAGGCTGGTCGCTCGTGACGTAAAATGTCACCTCGTACGGTCCTGTGGCGCGATAAAATCCGTTCACGTCCAAGGGGTACAGTGAGACGGGCTTGACCTCAGGCTGAGGGGATGCGACTGTAGGGAGGGGTGTGGGTGCGCTTAGGGGAGGGGACGAGTTTCCTACAGTTTTGGTGAACGCGTCTTGTATATTTCTTTCCAAAAGGAGCACATTTTTGAATAAATTAAACACTGAAGCTTGCGCCTGTTGTTCAAGGCGGAGCGCTTGCGCCATCTACAACTCACTCAGATTATTCTTCCATAACTGCACCACACTCGTCGCCTTCAGAGTGTCCCGGTCCTGCGTGCGCTTGGTGATGAGCGCCATCAGCTTGTCCACCTCCTCCTTCGTGTACTGGTACGTCTTGATGTCTAGGAGCTTTGACCAAAGTTCGTCTGCAAACTTGGCCGCCTTGAGTTGCTTCTGAATCTCAAGCAGAGGTGTGTTCAGGACCTTCAATGTACCGCTGATCACCCCCTTGATGAATCGCGCCTTTTCAGATAGCCACTGAATTTCAGACTCAAATTCCTTGAGGAGCCACGCCTTGCGCTTCTTATAAGTCCCTAGGCGAATATCAATATAGTCTACAAGAATCTCCTCAGGACTTGCGTACTTCTTCACCGCTCCGTTGGGGCCGATCAGATACATGTTGCTCGTGTGAATCGTCTTGGTCAGGCCCAGCTCCTTGACGGGGTCTTCCCACGCGCCCGAGATCCCACCCCAGATGAAAAAGTCAGGGCTGGTCTCAGTCGAGTGATTCTCGTACTTTTGGATCGTGCCCTTTTCCAAGAGATCGTCCAGGTGCTCCTTGAAGTCCTGGATCCACTTGCCCGGGGGCAGCTCCGTCACGTGCCACCGACACCCCTCCTCACCTTGAACCACCCCCTCCATGACCCATGTATGATCCTTGGTTTTCTTCACCGTACCCCTGAACCCCTTGAAGTGTGGGACCATGGGTACCATCGCCACTTGATTGAGGGCGCATAGGATATTGTGCTTGATAATCTCCAAATCATACGGAGGCACGTAGCAGCTGAAACCCGTGCCGATGCCCTCCGCACCGTTCACAAGGATCATGGGCACAACGGGCGCGTAAAACTCGGGCTCCACCAGCTGGCCATCATCCTTGACGTATTTTAGAACAGAATTATCAGCAGGGTGGAAAATGCACTTCGTGAGTATATTCAGACGTGTGAAGATGTAACGGGAGCTGGCTGCATCCTTGCCACCCGCCAAGCGCGTGCCAAACTGCCCAGATGGCTCTAGCAAGTTGAGATTGTTGGCGCCTACGAAATTCTGAGCCAAGTTGACTATGGTGCCTTGAAGACTCGCCTCACCGTGGTGGTACGCCGTCTGCTCAGCCACATAACCCGCCAGTTGAGCAACCTTCATATCGGCCACGAGGTTTCGCTTGAGGCACGCGTAAATCACCTTGCGCTGACTAGGCTTGAGCCCGTCCGCAACGTGGGGAATGCTGCGCTTGATGTCTTCGGCGCTGAAATTGGCCATATCACGGTGGATGAATTCAGTGACCGGGAGATCCTTTACGGCCCCGTACGCGATCCCAGCTGGAGGGGACGCCATGTGATTTGTCATCCAATTCTTCCGGTCGTCGGCTTGCGCCTTGGAAAACGCGAGCATCATTGACTCATTCATTTTTGGATCGGAATTGAAGGCGACTGTGAGTTTCTCAATTTGCTTGAAATATTCCCTTGCCTCTGTACTTGTGGAGGTACCCAGACCCTTGTAGTACTTGACTGGACCGGGCATGGCACCAGACCGCTGAGACGCAGCTTCCCGGAAGGCTTCCTCTGTGAAGAACCAGGTCTTCCCCGCCTTGATCACAGGGGTCACCATGCTCACAACAAACCCTAGATCAATCAGCTTTGGCCAGTATACGTGGAACATGTTGAGGACGAGGCCCTTGATGTGGCTACCGTCCAGGTCAGCATCGGTCATGATCATGATGCGACCGTACCGCAAATCTCTCAGTGAACTATAGATTTTGCCATGTTGGAGCCCGAGGATTTTCTTCAAATTGCTAAATTCCTCGTTGTCAGTCACTTGCTTTACAGAAGCGTCCCGTACATTGCGAGGTTTACCCCGGAGTGGAAACACGCCGAATGCATTGCGGCCTACAACACTCAGACCAGCAATGGCCAGGGCTTTCGCGGAGTCTCCCTCGGTCACAATAAGCGTGCACTCGTGAGACCGGTGAGTTCCAGCCCAGTTGGCGTCGTCGAGCTTCGGAACACCCGTAATGCGCGACTTCTTGGACCCATCAGTCTTCTTGAGCTCTTTGTCCACCTTTGCGAGGCCGAGAGCGAGGAGATCGTCCAGGATTCCCGTCGCCAAGACGTCCTTGACGAATTTTGGTTTCAAATCAATGGCATCCGTAATTTTTGAAGTGCATTCCGCCTTGGTCTGACTGCTGAAGGTGGGGTTGACCACGACCGCCCGGACAAACACAAAGAGCGCCGCCTTGATCTGTGCAGGTTTCACCGTCACGCGCTTGTCAGCGGCGATCGCATCGCACAGCGCCTTGGTCACCTTGTCCACGTGTGCACCACCCTTGGTAGTGGAGATGCCGTTGACCCACGAGCACTGCTGGAACGCCCCGCTCGTTGAGTGGGCCACAACGATGTCCAGAGAAGTCCCATCGGACTTCTCGCCGGTGTGCATCTTGGCGATCGGCACATCACCGACGTGCATACGGGCATACTCCTCCAGGCTCGGGACCTTGAGCAACTCCTTGTTGAAACAGACCTGAGCCTTTGAGCACCACATGGCCGTGTCCCATGCGCGTTTCTCCGCGAGCTTCTCAAAGTCGCCCGCACCACCGAAGCGCTTCCAGTCTGGATAGAATGTGATGGAAACGTACGGAGAGATCTTGTCGGTCGAAGTGACGATTGTTGGCGGCTCAACCTTGCTCATGTTGTCGGTCCAAGTTTGCATGTAGATCTTCTTACCGTCACTAATTTTTATATTAAATTTAGAACTGAATACATTGGCCAACTTGGCACCGTACCCATTACGTCCACCCGTCACGCGTTGCTCCTCGTCGTTGTAGTTGGAGCTGGTCAAAAGGTGGCCAAATATGAGCTCGGGGATCCAGAGCGGGACTCCGGTGGCGTCCCGCTCCGTCTCATGTTTCTTGATCGGAATAGATACTCCGTAGTTTCTAACAAAAACGAAGTCCTTGCCCGTAACAATTTCAATCTTGGAAACCTTCTTTGGGTGTAGAGAGTGTTGATCTATGGCGTTGACCAGAACCTCGTCAAAGATCTTCACCAACCCAGGTGAAGCAGAAAGCTCAGAAAGCTTGAAACGCTCCCCGTCGCGAATCCAATAGGAGGCAGATTCGCGAGGGAGGGATCCAACATAAGTGTCGGGTCGTTTAAGAATGTGCTCAACGTGGCTGAGACGTTCATACTGCATTTACTATAAAAGTTGTCTTGCCTTTAGACCAAAGGGGGGACCCTTGGGCAGGACGGCACATGTTTTCACTTGAGGAGCATGTAACCTGTACCGGCCGCAATTGCCGTCCAAAATACGATGTGGTCAAGTTTATTCATGGCTTGAATTTGTTCTGGGGGCATTTTGTTGAATTCATCTTTGTACCCCTGGGGTTTGAACGGAAGCCATATGTAACGGCCAAATGGCACAAGAGTTGGCTTGAGCTTATCTTGGCAGTCATACGCGTAGTCATACCACGCGAGCGCTATATAAGGGAACCATAAGAGGAACGCGAGGACCCAGAGATTCTTGTGAGGGGCGAACCAGTATCCGGCCGCAAGAATCGCTGAAAATATAACACACTTAATATTGAGGGCAAACGGTTGACCTGGGAAGATACCACCCGCCATTTATATAAACATTTATAAAAGTTTTGATAACGCGAATAAAAGCAAAAAGACGAAAAGAACTATAATTATCATATTAAATTGCGAAGATGGCTGGCCCGACCACCGTTGAAGAGCTTGCTCCACCGTGAAAATCGGCTTTCCTATACGGGCGTTGACTTTATTATGGATGTTTACAGACCACTGGAATAAAGTGGCCGCGTCGCCGCCATCTGGGAAGGGGAACTCCATGAGGAGTTGGCTAAAGTGAGTACCACATGATGGGCAAGGAATCACGTCGGCAATTGCGTTCATAAATTCTGCAGTTGCTGTACCTGTGAGGCACGCCATGTGGATCGCACCCCATAGGGCCGGTCCCCAAATTTCAGGTTTAACACCCATTCTAATTTATCTAGAGAGTTTTTTCTTCACAATCACAGTCCTCACACTCGCAGTCCGCGCCACACTTGCACCCGCACTCCTTGGTGGCGTTCAGCGCCTCCTCAATCAGCGCCGCGCCGCGCGTGACTGGCACGTCCTCCTCCTCTTCAATCGGAGCGGCCGCGCCGCCCACCTTGACCCACTTTGTGTCCTCTCCATCCATAACATGCAGAAAGCCGCCGGCAGTGACAGTCTTGCCCTGGGTGCTGATGACGCCATCGTCGCCGAAAACAAACTCGTCTGGCACGCCACCCTCGTGAAGGAGGTCGGACACGTGGTTCACATAGTTTCCAGAATTCACATTCTTGATGTAGGAGCCCTCAAGAGTGTAAACGTTAGGGGTGGTGCCCAGCTGGACGCGGCCAAAAATACCAGACGTCCAGAAAAGACCCGACTCGGGGTCCTGGATGGTGAAAGACATTTATATTTACAGTGAAATTAGTTCAGGCGTATTTCCACACAAAACCCCCTGATGTTTTTATACGCCCTTTTAAACAGAAACATATGCCTGACCTTTGACACCCCAGTTCGTTTGCTGCATCTGCTATAGATCCAAATTCTTTCATAAAAATACCATCCTTACCAAACTGGTGAATAGGTACAGCCTTATTTGAGTCCTTTCCTTTTGGCATTTTATGGCCTTTTTGAGCTTCCGCCATCTTTCTTCTCGTTTCATCACTTTTAGGAACGCCTCTCATAGTAAGACTTGTTTTCTTACGCGTTTCTTCGGATATTACACGGCCTTTCAAAGATGCTCTTAGTTTTTCTTTGGTCTCGTCTGATAATGGTTTTCCGTAGTTGGGGTTGTTTTCACCGCTCATAAGTCGCTTGAAGTTTTCACGTCGTTCCGCCGTCCATTGAACTCCTGTATGACCGAGCCCTCCTGGCGCTTCGTTGTAAGGTGGCTTGAGTGTTGAAATGTAATATATCTCGCGGTCATTCAGAAGTCGCACAAGTTCCTCTTTCGTCAAGGCTTGAATAATTTCCACATCTTCAATTGTAAACATATCATTTCCATATTTTCGTATGGCGTTATATAAAGTTACTCTGACCTTGCCCCGCCTGGCTTCGGATTTATGATCAGTGAACCTTTTTGATAAAGTCATACGAGTTTGCCCTATGTAAAAATTGGAGTTTTCAAGGTTGTCAATTCTATAAATTCTCCCTCTGTATACCATTTAATAAGACACTATATTATTTTTTAACTCACAAGCGTTCCTCCCCTGAGTCTCAGTACCAAATGTAAAGTCGCCTCCTTAGACACGTTGTAGTCTGCAAGTGTCCTGTCATCCTCCAGTTGCTTTCCAGCGAAAATTAGGCGCTGCTGGTCCGGTGGGATGCCTTCCTTATCGGAGATTTTAGCCTTCAAATTAGCGATGGAGTCACTAGAATCAACCTCTAGCGTGATGGTCTTACCAGTCAGGGTCTTCACGAAGATCTGCATTAGATAATATTAGGCGGCAATTTTTAAGTGCGTCTCGCAAGCGAAAAAGAGCCATTTGGCTGACGCACGAGCTTGTGCGTCCGACGGGCCTCGTAGTTGGCGATCTCTTTGAGCATCTTCTTGACACGGGCGTGATTGCGCCGTAAGACGGCGGCGTTGTAATTCTTGAGGGTGGCCACGGTACGCATCCCCCGATTGCGGAGGCGCATGAGGGACGCCGAGGTCTTCGGCGACTTGTGGCTGCCTGAAGAGGGGCTCGTACGCTTCTTGTAGTGGCGGACGGCACGACCTGCATTGGAGCGCCTCCACGTGCTAAAGTTCAGGCCAGATACGGAAGGGCGCCGGGGTGACATCTTACTTCAAGGGCACAAAAAAAACGTGTCCTGTGCAGGATAGGGTCGGTGTGGATCATTGGATCCACACCCCCAAAACAACCATGGATCTGAACAAGCTCCGCCCGACCTACAGCCAGTGGCGCGCACCCCTCACAACCTCCGCGGAAGGGAGGGTGAGAGGGGTC